CTGTATGGTGGCCTCTTAAACCCATCAAGTAAAAAGCTCAATACTAAACAAGTAGCTGATACGTACACTTCATACGATGCCTACAACAAACCTTTTGAGAATACCTGCTTTGACCTTATGGTAGGCAATAATAAAGTCAACTATTTCTTCGTCAGGGAGTTTAACGATGAGTAAGCTCCATGTCACAGTGTACAAAAACTTCTCAGATATTAAAGAGTCTTTAACCAATAAGCTTGACATGCAACGGAAAAGACTCTTTTTAATGTATGACATTGATAACTACAACCACCCTAGAGAGTTTAACTACAAGGATGGTACAAAGGTTGTTGAATTTGAAGATTCTGTAACAGTGTATGTCAAACATGACTTACCAGCAAAGTACATAGGGATGTTAGAGTATTACATATTTAAGCATACAGGTATGCGTGGTGAGTCTGTCAAGATATCTTCTATAGAAGTTTTTGAGAAACCTAACACACAACTTAAAAAGTATTTAATGAGGAAACTATAATGTCAGAAGAACATGAGCACATCCAACCAGAAGTTACATTAGTCAAACATTTCGGGAATGTAGAAGGCTGTGTAGCACTTTTTCAGACCAACATTAACTCTCCAGTCAAACTGTGCAAATTGACGATAAACACCAACAACATCAGTGTATGTGTGAATGAAGAAGTTCAATACTTCAAATTCAATGACAAAGAGGTCGATGCTGCACTATTGAAATATAGAGCAAATCTTGAAAAAGATATTGACCATAAAGAGGTGGTGAGTCTCTTTGCAGACCTTCATAAGCTTCTTGATAAGGTTGAAAAAAGAACATACTACATGAATAATGGTTCTATCATTACCACTATGATTTCGCCATGTATCTCTGAGCCAATCTTCACAGATGACGGTGCTTACTACATTGTAGCTTCAGCGGTATCTGATTGGTGGTTAAAGAACAACGCCCTTAAAACAGTGATTGATGCTATCAGAGAGCACATTCCGACATTCAGCCCGTGGAAGGGTAAAGGTGATGAATTTATCGCACTATTGAGTGAAGAGAGCAATAAGCGCAGTGCATTACTGCCTAAAAAATACTCTTGACCGAATATACAACATTAACTATGATGGGAGCTATCGAGAGGTAGTTCCCTTTTTAGTTTCTTGAGAAGATACGTGGTGAAAGAATGAAAAAACTAACTACAGTTGAAGATTACTACAAACTGTCCCTATTAGAGCAGTATCGTAGAAGTCAGAACATCAGAAAATGCTATGGTAGACATACTGAAGGTGATTTTTACCATTGTTACAATGCAGATTTAAAAGGTGTAACACCTAGAGGGAAAGTCCTGCAAAGACTTGTTGACCTTGAGTGGAACAAACGATTGAGAGGGATTGAAAAATGATTTACGAAGAAAGATATAAGATAGATTATCAGGACACTCGCCATCATACTTCTTTGAAAGTAACCAAACCAAATGGAGATACTGGTATCATAGCACATTTCGGTGGTGATTATTGGTATGGTACAGGTTGCTTTGAAGGCTACACTCAAGAATACTTGAAAGCTTTCTACAGAGACTTTACAAATGACTACAACAGGGTTGTTGACGAAAAGAATAAGTGCATTAAGCATGAACACCATGCTAGAGGATGCCTAAGTATTGTTATGGTACTGGCGTTCTTCTTAGCAATGCTACTGGCAGTATCAGCAATTAGCTGCATAGCTCAAGATTTGACAATTACACAGATTACTGCAAAGGTATATGATGTTTGGTACTTGTATGCTGTCCCTTTAGTTGGTATCATCATCTCACTAATGAGATTCAGAGTTCATAAGAAACGACTTAAGGACTCTGAGGTTAAACTTGAAGAGGTAAGTAAAGAATGCAACCTACAATTATAGCTGTATGTGTTCGTTTTGCAATCGCTGAAATGATTAACAAGGCAATCTTGAAAGATGCTTATGGAGAAACTAAGTAATGACTAAGACACCTGTACCAATTTTTGGATTTCCATCTATTGAAGAGTTCAAAGTCTATCTTGACAAAAACTTCTACAATGAGCAGCCTGTTACTTTACTGAAGAGTGACTTATCAGAGCTTCTTGATATGGTTATTAAGGCAACTTCTGAGAAGGAGCCTGAGCAGAAAGCTGAGAAGAAGACTAGTAAGAAATCCGACAAGAAGACTGAAAAGTCTGAGTAATAACTTGAGGGGTTACTTGATAGCCCCTTTGTAGAAACTTAGAAGGTAGAGAATATGCAAATCATAGCTGGTCAAGAACTTGACATCGTAGATGCAAAAACACAGGAGTACATCGCAACAGTGAAGGTTATAGGAGTCAGGGAGTGGAATACTGAATACCCAATTCAATGCCTTGTGCTGGAGAAGTTTAAAGCTAATGGTGTACACTTTTACCACGGTGACTACATCAGCTTTAACAAAGATGGTTACTGGCATGGTAGTGACCACCCTCAAGCAAATGAGTTTGATATGCGTCTAGCAATACCACAAAAAGATAACCAACAAAACGTAAAAGATATCCTTGTAGAAGCCTATGAAGAAGGTATAATAGATGTTGTGCATGATGTTGAAAAAGCTTTAAAGCTTGTTATGCCACATTTAGAGTCTGGAAAGCTGACTTTAGAGATGCTTAATAGGGTTATTCGGAGAGCTTATGAAAATTAAAGAAGTAGTGCAAAGAGCAATGCTTGACAATTCTACTAAAGATGAGATGTACACAGAAATTTGTGATAAGTTGAACTGCTCAAGACATGCTGCTAAGGTTCTTGTACATTGTTTTATTTGGGAATGCTCAGAAGCTTATATGAAACACGTAGCTTTTGAGAGTTCTCATTTACTCGGTGATGCAAAAATAGGTGTAGCACTAAAAGAGCCTGAGATGAAAACAGTACCTAAAGTTGGTAATGTGTATAAACTAAAAAATTTTATTACAGGCGAGATTGTTGCAGAAGGTGAAGTGCAACAGGTTTATCATGATGGTAAATATCTGTTTAAGATATTCGAGTATGATAGTCGTTACAGACACTTATGTGGGATTACATTTTTAGTTTCAGAAGATGACCTCATCAAGAACAATAGTAATAAATTCGCAGTACCAGAATATCAAGTTTTACGATAATGGTGTGATAGATATGGAAAAAGATAACTTAAAAGAAGTTGAAGGTAACTACTTAGTACTTGACTGGAAGGATGTTCGGGAAGCACTCTCCGAAGAAAATCTTGACTGGTTCGAACAAATTATCTTTGCAGTACGGCATAACCGAGAAGTTGAAAATGGTAAAGAGCCACTTGAAGGAATCTTTGTAGAAAGGTCTTATCCATTCTATGAAGACACTTTGCAGAAAGTTAAGATGTACTTTAAACAGAAGAACCGTAAAGTGGTCACTATGGTATCTCTTGGTGGACAGAGTATGTCTGTGATGGAAGATATCAACCCTAAGAGACCGAGTAAAGGCGTTTGTATAAAAATCACAGGTCATGAAGAGTATATCTCAGTAGATGACTTTAGAGCATTCTGTAGTGGTTCTTGTGTCTTTAATGGTTTTCACTATGATATCCGAGTGTACCCAATCAAGGGAGATGATATCATGATGCAGGTATTCGATAATAACAATGGATTTACTCATTTTTATCAGACAACCAAGTCATCATTGAAAACAGTTCTGGAAACACTGATTTAAAATATCTTAAGAGCCTCCTTAATCGGGGGCTTTTTAATTTTTATAAAATTTATCGGTTGTCCCAACCGCTGGGTCACCATCATATGTGAATAAAATATCTACCCTTCTTAACAACCTTCTTAATCTTACTCTCTATATAGTTATATAGTACTATATAGTATCTTAGTATCTATCTAGTGGTCTTAATAGCCCCTCTGTATAGCCCTTCTAAACACTCTTCTAACAAGCCTTCTTAACAACCTATACAATCACCTTAACCATCTCTCTACACCCTCTTAGAAGCTCCTATACACCTCTTAATCTCTAGGTTAGCTATGTTACCCTCTATAGGTGTTCACTAGGCACTACTAAGCCTCTATATAGACTGTTTTAACAAACTTAACAGGAATATCTTTACAGACCTTATCTCACAAGGTCTAACACGGTACTAACAAGGTATCTTATAAGCCTGTTTCTACCTGTATTTTTAAAAGACTGTCTAGGTAATTATTCAGAATTTTAAAATTTTTATAAAATAGGACTATCAAGTCATTTTTTAGGGTCTTTGAAGGGACTGAAAAATATCTGTAGAAGATGTATATCTGCTTGGTAGCCCTTAACAGCCCTGTAACATCCCCTTTGCAAAATTTTAAAATATCCTTAACAATCTCTTAACAACTCTCTCAAGCTCTTAACAACTCTTCAAAAGTCTTAACAGATTCTTAACAGAACTAACAAGGCTGTAACAGTTTTCTAACAAGTGCTGAATAGTCTTTACAGAATCTTAACAGATAACTAACGAGAGCTAACAAGTTAATTTTAAAGAGTTATTTTGTAGGGATAATTAACAAGTTCCTAACAAGTGTTTAATCTTTTTAACAAGCTATTAACATGGTCACTATCTCTTTTCTTATCGTTCCCTTTCCCTCTTAGTGATTCTCTAAATAGCCCTCTTAAAAGCTCTCTATAGCTCCTTGTAAGCTCTTTTAAGTCTCTTCCTAGTAATTACACCCCAACTATACAGACACCTCTTTATAGGGCTTTACAGAGGCTTTAAAGGCTATGCTAAAGACTCTTACAAGGCTTTTACGTGGTCTTAACAGAGATTTAACAAGGGGCTAACAAGTCTCTAACAAGTGCCTTAAAAGCATAACTATGTAGGGATTGTTAAGAAATTGTTAAGGGGGCTAGTATTTACGTAACTTTATAGCCTCTTTTACGTAACTTTGAAGTAACTTTATAGCCCCTATAACATACTTTTAAGACACTAACAAGCCCTTTTTAGTAGTTCACAAGATAGCTAACGAGATGATAAAGCTCACACCCTTATAAGATTCTTTTAAGGCTCTGGGAAGCTCTATAAAGGGCTTTTTAGAGTGGGTTAATATGATTGCTTAAGTTAGGTTGATAAGGCTGTTATAGAGCTTTATAGAGCGTTTTAGTGGTTGCCCTTCCCTTTCGGGTTATGGGCTTTTATTTAAGTTAATTTGATAAGAGGTTATAGAGTAGACTATAGAGTTATTGCTTTTTAAGGTATGAGATAGTCTCTATCGAATTAGTGGGATAGATTCTAGGAAGGAAAGGAAAGGGACTGTATAGAGTCTCTTTATAGACGTAAAAAAGCCCCTATGAGAAGGAGCTTTTCAGGTATCTGGGGCTATTTAGCCCCGCTGCGTCGATTAGTTGTAACCTTGTTTGCTGTAGTACAGAGAGATAATCAAGTCACCCCAATAATGGTAGTGAGATTCCTCGTTTATGGCTTCTTTTACGGCATCTTTCCAGAAGTCATCAGTAGGGTTATAATCTGGTATCACCTGCTGAATCAGCATTTTGATAAGGTCAAAGGTGTTATCTGTTCCACCGATATCGAATTTTGCATCAAGTTGGTGGCAGCCATAAGCATTAACAGTTACGCGGATAGTTGACATAATTTAGATTCTCCAGTTTAGGACTTTGTTTAGTGGGAAGGTCATTCCCTCCCCGTTGATTAGTAATTTACTGCATATTGGCGTAGGTTGCAAGCCTTTTTTCGTTGTATTTTGTCAGAATTTCACAAGATAGAACATCGTACATTGTAACCGCTTTGCTTTTGTCGAGGTCAAAAAAGCCAAATGCTTTACCATCTTTGAATCCGACAACTTCGTAAGATTCTTTAATGATTTCACCATTGAACAAATCACTTTCGATACGGTGAAACAACGCTACGTCTTCTTTGTCAGTTGCAATCTGCAATAGTGTGGTTAATTCTACGTTTTCCATCTTGATAACTCCAGTTTAGGATTTTGTTTAGTGGGGCAGGTTACCCCCCCGTTGATTGACAATTTACAGATTTTTGATTGTCTCGTCAATATCTTTTTCAATTTCTCTTAAAGTTTTTTCTAAGTTCTTGATATTCAGCATTAACCCCTCTCCCAGTGTCTTAGCGTAACCATTTGGGCGATGGTCATAAAGCTCGATTTCTTCCACTTCGTAAAGGCTGACATTGAAGCCCCCTACCCCGTAGGCTGTGGATGAAGTGCCTTCCGGTGCTTTGTAGTATTTATTGAGATTCTTTAAAGAGCGCTCGTAAGCCATACGATAACCGTTTAACACTGTTTTAGTGCATTCACGAACACTTTCACACTGTACGGCATACTTTTCTAAGAAGAGCGGGAGGAGTTCCGCTACAGCTTGCATAAAGTTAGAAACTACAACCGTAGAAACATTACGACGATGGATATAATAAGCCCCGTTGTTTGATTTGGTGATGGTAGCAAAGTGTTCACCATTGCAACGAAATTCGTAGGTATCCTTAACAGGCTTAGACATGACACTATTTGAGCGAATGTAGTTGATAGCTTTGAACTTGTTCATTTTTGAATCTCCAGTTTAGGAAAGCATTATTGCTTGAGATAAACTATAAAGTTTTTGGAAGATGATTGCAAGCAATTTTTTAAGTTTATCTATAAAGAATCTTTTAAGTGAATCCCTTTTAGATAAACCCCCTCGAACAAAGTTACCAATGTCAAGGGGTATTGTCAACACTTTTTTAAAAGTTTTTTGTAAGTTATTGATTAACTGATGAATATTTTTTCAGGTTTTACATAGCTGATACGCTGGCTTTTTAGCAGGTCATCCCAGATTAGCGCGGCAATATGAGAATAGCCGGATTCACGTAAAAGCTTCATTGTTTTACTTCTCGTTTCAAAACGGCTTGCGTAGTATTCACTGTTCAAGGTCGTTTTATTCCCTTCGTTATCTGTATGGATGATTTGCATCACTTGAAAGGGGCTTACATCCTCGCCTTTGTTCCACTGCTCAAAGTATTTTAGGCACTGCATAGGCGACATCTTATCACTAACCTGAGTTGACCAAGATGAGCCAGCTTTATCGGTAATTACGGTTACATAAGCCATTTTTGAATCTCCTAGTTTAAGGACTTTATTTAGTGGGGAAGGTCATTCCCTCCCCGTTGATGTGTAATTTACAGACTTTTATCAGGCTTGTCTAGTCTTTTTCAATGATAATTTCATATTGACCGTCAACGCTGTCAAAATAGATGCCGTCTTCATCTTCTGTCTTAAAGTAGCATTGAATGTCGTCACTGGCGGGATAGTCTTGTCTTGCTATCTGGCAAACCTGAATAGCATTTTCTTTACTTCCTGTAAACTCTTCAAGCCCTTTAAAGTCACATGAATGACCGTTACAGATAGAAAGGATGAGATAAATGGTTGTAAGCATGATTTAAGCCCTCTAAAAGCCCCTGTAAGGGGTTAATCAGTGTTTATAAGGTGAATGTATAGGTTTTTAGAAAAAGACCTTTAAATCACTCTCTACAATGTTTTCTGTCAGTGTATCCATGATGTCACAAAAAACCTGAATACTGTCGGATTGTTGGATACTTTTAGCAAGTAGCTCCAATGTTTCATCAAGATAATTCAAATTTGGGTTATCCAGTGAAGGGAGACAAAAAGGTGAATACATAGCGTTGAACTCTGTTGTATAGACCTTTTTAATCCAATTTACATCAAAGTACTCTGTAAAGCTTGCTATATTTGACATGTTATCACAAGAATAATCATCATTTAGCTCATCCTCTGGAATGTCAAGTTCTAAGATAACAATATTTTGAGTTTTCATCTGAAAAGCTGCCGTGATAGTGGCATTTCCTAGAGCTTGCTGGATACCTTCCGATGCTATCTCTTCCTCATCATCACCATAGAGTTTATTTTCTGGGTACACGTAAAAATTGCCGTCCATATCCGAACAATTCCATACACCTGATGGTTTATCACCGTTATTAATCAGGTTGATAAAGTTTTCTTGAGTAGTACCGTGAAAGCATTTCATTTTGAATCTCCTAGTTTAAGGACTTTATTTAGTGGGAAGGTTGTTCCCTCCCCGTTGATGTGTAATTTAGTCTATCTAAAAATCAGTGTCAATAAAATTTTTAAAGTTCTGCGTAAATTGCATCACAGATATCACGAAAATCATGATTTGTTAAGTTACGTTGCAACCAAGTGGCAAAGAAATCAGCAATTGCAAAATTAGCATCATACTCGACAGATAGCCATACTTTCACGGCAAATCGAAACATTTTTAAGTCTAACTCTTTATTCATAACCTTTGATTTGCCTAACATGTCAATCATTTCATATTGTGCGCCGTCTAGTGTAACACCTGCTGCAACGTCTGCTAATGAGTTTTTTACATTCTCAACGTCTAAGATAACACCTTGAATCTTCCCGATAATGTTGTGTAATGTCTCGTCTGGTGCTGATGACGTGATAACATTGATTCGATTAACGGTTAAACGTGCTTTTAAGATTGATAACTCACGATTATTAATAGCCATTTTTGAATCTCCAATTTAGGATTTAGGGGTAAAGCTCTTTATCTGGGGCTTAAGATACCAACTTTTAAACCCCATGTAAAGTACTTTATACTAAATGCAGTTTTTCACCTTTTACTATAATGTAACTCGATGCGCTATTGCTTTGCACATCTTGATAAATTCTGCGCAAACGTCCTTCATAGTGAACTTTCCAACTAGTTGGAATCTTTTTACCGTATCCCGTAGCAGTTTTTTGGAGTCCTGCGACTTGCCAATCTAAGATATGTTGTTCAGCTTGTAAATCTTCAAAGTGCATGACACCATCTACATAGTGACGTAGTGTGACGTTCAAAGTGAGGCCATTGTTAGTAGTATACATTTTAGAATCTCCTAGTTTAAGGACTTTATTTAGTGGGAAGGTTGTTCCCTCCCCGTTGATGTGTAATTTAATCTATCTAAAAATCAGTGTCAACAGTTTTGTTTTCGTTTGCTCAACTCTTGAACAATTACAGCGTAGTAGTCTTTTAAGTCACTGATATTTAAAGCATTTATCAGAGAATTATAATCATCGACTAACTGGAAATCATCCTTGAAGATGTCACTTATCTGATAGGTTTTCGCTTTGAATCTGAAGCTCATTTCTAACCGCTTTATTTGCTCATCACTGAGACGCCCTAGAAAGCTTTCTACAAGGCTATTGCTAACCTGCTGTGTGATTGCCTTATTTGCTAGATTATAGGCTTTATATGCCTTATATAGCGCGAAAATGGCAATGATTGCAGTGATACCAGTCATTAACATGGTGTTTCCTCTTTACTTGATACTTTGCCATTTACAGTTATCTCATAGGATTCTAATAAATCACTTTTAGACTTTACAGGGCTTTTAAAAGTATCATCATAGATATTGACTTGTAATACAGGTTTTTTATATTCCCTGCAACTATTCCATAAGCAAATCACTACACGACGGCCTTTGATTTTTCCGTGTAACCATTCCATAACATCATGACTATTCCTTGATGTCTCGATAAAATCAATTTTGTTGAGTAACTTGCTTAGATTTTCACGGACTTTATTTGATAATTTCATTTTTGAATCTCCAGTTTAGGATAGTTGATAAATCTCTTTATCTGGGGCTATCTTATCAGCTTGATAGCCCCGTGTAAAGAAATCTATTTAGTTCTTAAAGATATTCATCACTGAATCTTTTAATGCTTCCAAGCGTTCTAATACTTCAGATTCTGCGTCTGAATTGCTCACCTCTTCTTTTAGTCTATCCTCTAAATCATCGCCGTCACTATAGCACCAATCGAAAGCGTAACCAATATAAAAACTATCTAAAATTGTTTGACCATTTGCATCGACAACTTTCGCGGCAAGGTTGTATTCTGAAGCCTCTAAATCTCTTTCTAGTTCTTTCTGTAAGCTTATGTAAGCCTCTTTTGATGGATTTTCCCGGCCTTGTTTTGCATAGTCACTTGAAAGCTGTTTAAGGCTGTAATGTAAAGGGATTGCATATTTAAAATCATTACGCTGACAGTTGGGGTTTTTAATAGTCACGCCGCCTTGATGGTCATCTGTAAACTCCCAATTATCAAGGTTATGGCTTGCTTCAAAGCAATTAACAGCTTCGTAAATGATGGAAAATTTTTCTTTTACAACTTCAAAGGTAGCTTCTACAGTTTTCATTTTTGAATCTCCTAGTTTAAGGATTGAGTGGTAAAGCTCTTTATCTGGGGCTTAAGATATCAGCTTTTAAGCCCCCTGTAAAGTACTTTATCAGATTAAATTGCCAGTTAATGATAAGTGCATTTTATAGCCTTTTTTGGTAAACACGTTCACTTTACCGAGTGATTTTACACCTTTAAAAAGATTGTTTGAACTGCGTTTTAAGGTTAGTTGCTTATCAGCCTTCACGCTCCATCTTACAGCAGATTGTTTTCCGTTGTCAACCACTTTCCCGCCTAACTTTTTCGCCATGATGCGAGCGTCATCACGAGTTTTTGCAGGAACTACAACGTTTTTGATAATAGCCATTTTTGAATCTCCAATTTAGGATTTAGGGGTAAAGCTCTTTATCTGGGGCTTACTTTATCGAACTATAAGCCCCTTGTAAAGTACTTTTATTTAATTTTGAAGATTGTCACATAACCATCACTACCAATTATTTGAGACGCTCCAGCTTTCTCCACTGAATAGCCCATATTTTCAAGATGGTAAACAGCATCATCATAACCATATGCGCCACCTTGATAACGTCTCTTATTGCAGCTTATCAGGTTTTTACCACGTCCTGCAAGTGCATTCAGTACGGCTTTTTCACTTGATAGCGTACCATCTAACATGGTTGCCGTGTAATGGTTGATTTTATTCCCGTTAATATCATACTTAAAATTGAATGCGTGAACAACAATCAATTTGCCGTTAAATTTTTCATCAAGTGACTTCTCCAGTGCGTTGCGGAAGTTGTCTTTGTTGATGAATTTAGGTGCACGGTATGCCATTTTAGAATCTCCAGTTTAGGACTTTACTTAGTGGGGAAGGTCATTCCCTCCCCGTTGATGCAAATATTAGATAACCATACTCAAAGAGTCAATAGGAATTTTAAAAATATTTTTGCAAAAATTGTAATGAAACGGGCGCACGCGACTACCACAAAACAGAACTACAATCAAGAATTATTTTTCAATCCGCTACAAATTTTTCTGTTGACTTTTATTTCCAGATGTGTTAGCCTTGTGAGAAATGGCGACATCCCCACCTGCATCCACCTACCTGCACAATTCTAAAATGATTTTTCTTGCCCGACCTGAGCGGGGTCTGCACGTTTTGAAAATGAAAAAGCTCTTTGGAGATTACCTGCACAGTTTGAAAATGAATTTTCTCTTTGGAGTTCAAAATTTTCTCTACAGATTTCTCTACAGAACTCTACCTGCACAATCTTGAAATAAAAAAGCCTTCCTTACCTGAAAAATTTACCAGATAAGGAAGGCTTAATCTATTGTGAATATTCTACAGAGTTTATTAGTTCTTTGCGTCTAAGAAGGTAACTTCTTGTGATGAGAAAATCTCCTCGATATCTTCATCAGTCCTTGCATAGATATATGTGTCTGCATCACTGCCAAATGTTACTGCAATTCTGTGATTGCTCTTCGACAGGTGGGTAACTAGAGCGTTACTTAGAGACATCTTTTCAACCGGAGGGTTACTTTGATGTATCTTACCTTTTCTTCGTCTGAAGAGGGTAACTGCATTGTCTGTGAACGTTACTACACCTGCAAAGTATTCTGGTTCGCAGTAGTTATTCCAACCTGAGCGTAACTTGTGGTACATCTCTCCTTCGTAGACATACAGATACACATCTACACTCTTCATCACCTGATTAATGATAACGGTAACGGCTTGAGGGTCAAGTCCACCGATACCTGCACCAATCATAGGTAACCCAACTTTCTTCAACTGATTAACTTCACAGTATCTGTTAAGCTGTTTCAAAGATGACTCTAAAGCACTGTATCGGGCATCTTTACCAGTCTTAAGCTGAGTGTAAAGATTAGCTATACGACCTTGTTTTAAACGTGCTACAGAGAAATTACCTAGTAAATTTTCACAGGGTTTGTGACCTATACCACCTGCATACAGATAAACTTCTGTATCGGTCTCATACGCTTTTGGGTAAAGTTTAGAAATCTTGTCAGCGATACCTGCACCCATTAAGTTCATACAGTTGCAACCGTGACCGATGATGTCAAACTTACCTTTATCAAATGCGGCAAAGATATCACCATTAATTATTTTTACAATACCCATTTAACATCTCTCCCAAGATTCTTTGTCTTCTGAAGGTTTTACACGTTGTCCTTCGTGGTCTACCCAGATACACCCACAGCCTTCACAGATTACTGGCATTGCATAACCAGCTTTAAAGTCATCTTCAGTGATAAGACCTTTTAAGTCACCTGTATCACGTCCGAACATTTCGATAGAACAGTCTTTGCAGAAGTCAGCCATTGATAATTGCCTCTTGAATGATGATACCTTTACCACAACGGCTTTTAAAGTCTTCCAACGGTTGGGAGATGAAGCCACGCAAGCAATCACTAAACACTAAGTTTTTCCTGTAGGCTATCACATCGTTTGCTGTAAACGGGATGACTTCATTTCTTCCAATGAATACTGCTGACCGGATGAGTTTCCGTGTCTTTTTATCTCTGGCTAGAATTACTCTCATAGTTTACCTTCTCAGTTAGCTCATATAAATCAACATGCTCAATACTATCAATGTTGATATCAATCTTTTTGAAGCGTTCTATCACTTCGTTGTCAGTCATCCATATCAGACACCAATGATTCTGAATGGATTCTTCAAGAAGGTCAACACAATCTTTAAAAGTTTTTGTATCACTTCTCGTTCCAACTACTGCGATTGTTCCATATAGCCACCCACCATTGCCATAAGATACTTGCGCTACGCCAACTTCTTTACCTTTCTCGTAGTAAACGGCTACAAAGTCTCTTCCATTAATCTGCATTTGTAAGTTCCTCTGTTGGTAATTCACCATTTTCAGCAAAGTATTGAAGGTACGGCAACAATTCTTTTACCTGTTCTTGATTGAGCTTCATTCTTTGATTACCTACAAAGTCTTTACCTACTAATGCTGGGATATCAAGTGTTTTCCAGCCATTATCTAGGTACTGAACAGAGACCTCTTTAGCACCTAACCAGATACATGGTTCGTATGATGAACTCTCTTGTAAAGTACAAATTTCCCCTTTAGCATCTTTAAATTCTGCATAAGAAAATCCACGATTTGTTGGCTGGAATTGCATAATCATTTCCTCGTTTTAAGAACTGCTAAGATTTCTTTAGAGTCTGGTAAGAACCATGTGTAGTGATTCTCTTTGATTTCTGGATGAGTGTCAACCTTTATTTTGCACTCTTTACCAACATACTTAAGCTGTGCTGTGACACCCTGCATAAAGATATGACACATCACATTATCCATAATGGTTGGTATGAAGTCAATTCGCATATAAGTTTCTTTTGGTCGCGGTAACAGTAAGTACCCTTCTACGTAAAAAGTATCTTCATTCTCTGTCATTGCTGTTTATTTCCTAATAAAATCATGTCAATAAGGTTATTAGCTTTAATTGTACACTGGTAAAAGCCGTCACGGTAGAACTCAAGTGCTGCTGCTACATCACTGCCTGTGTTACCTTTGATGATATACCGTGATTCTTCTTGAGTGTACTTGTCACCCTCACTTACTTGGGAGTTTTTGAATGTACTGTTCACTTTGTTCGTTGAACACCCTGACATAATTATCAGTAACACAAACATTATAAAACTCTGGCTTAGTTTTTTCATACGTTAGTACCTCTTTTGTGTGCTTATTCTTAGCAAGCACATCTTTCAAATCATTTTTGTAATTGGTGCTCAGTGTAGCTAATCCTTCCTGATAAGCATCTTTAGCAACACTTATCAGCTTCTCATTGTTTAGCTCAGTTTCAGCAACTTGGTAGTCTCTGTAAGAGTATCCTCCCCAGACACCTGCCCCAACTAAGAAAACAACTATGAAAGTAGCTTGACAGAACTCTTTAAATGTCATTTAACAATCTCCTGAAATGAAAAAGGCTCCCGAAGGAGCCTGTATCTTAACCTTAACCGAGGACTTTAGCAAGGATATTTGCAGCCATCGAAGAAGCTTTTGCAGCAGCAACTACGCCAGCTTTGACAGTGCTATCCTTAATAGCAGATACCGTTGCAGCATCAGTAAAGAGATAAGTGATTGTTTTGGAACCACTTGTAAAGGAAAGCATAAGGGTAGTTTCCAGATTGAAAGAGCGATACGGAGCACCTTCTTTAACGATACCTTCAGCACCTAACTCTGAAGCCTTACCCATATCATAGATAGTCATCAGGTTTTCTTTGTGTGCAGTCGTTGAACCAACACCTTTTACGTGCTTCTTAACGTTCAACAATGCACGATATTCACGAATGCTGCCATCAGCTTTTACATTAACAGCACGGAAAATTTTACCTTCAAAGTTACCTTGAATCATTTTACGAACTACTTCAGATTTGTTTGCCGTATCGTCCAGTGCTACCGTAATGATATTGTTCATAAGTTCTTCTCTCAATGTTTAACTAACATGGTTTTAATGTGTGGAAGGATTCTGTTTACCTTCTGAACATTCTTCTCTGTATCTTCTATAAAGCATACTATATTAAAGTAAGGAAGAATGCAAGACTGAATCATCCTCACTTTCAAACTTTCTGCACTTATAGAGTTAGTTCCAAAACCACGCATAAAAAGCAAGTAATCATGCTCTATATTGTGCCTTAAAAACATCTCAGTAGGTATTCTCTGAGATTCACCTCTTGCTGTCAAGAGTCCAACTGCTGCATGATTTGCAATTGCATCAATAATGTTGAAAACATATGTTGGTTTTGCTCTTACAGAATCAAGAAGATTAGTGTACTGTGAGAATGACCCATCAGTCAATTCCGTTGAGCAATCTTCGTGATTAAAATTTGTAAGAACACCATCAATATCTGCTAAGATGAGGTTACCTTTTTCTACAAGGTCTTTATTGACTATCACTAAACTATCACGCCTTACACCTATAGTTTGTCCAGTCTCTTTGTCCACAACGTTCACAATGGGTTCTGATGTGTGGAACTCTTCAAGTGAACATACAACCTCTCTTGCAGTGTCTTCAAAATCTCTGCACTGTTCTGGAGTCCATACACAGGAATCAAGACCTAACTCATGAGGATGTAAGTCATAAGCGTGGCACAGGACTTCATCAGACTTTTTTAATTTTTTCATGGTTTACCTTAGAAATGTTTGTTGCAAATTCACATTGAGCAATAACTTTCATGTTGTTATAGACATCTTGAGAATACTTCTTAGCTTTAGGGATTCTGTACGAATACCCAGCATTATATGATGCTAAAACTTTTTGTAAAGTCTTCTTTGACTTTGGCTGACCATGCACCTTTGTCCAAAACTCAAGTTCTTTGTGCGTTTCCTTCGCAGCATAGTCAAAATCTTTTAAGAGTTTCTTTTTAGCAACATTAGGACTAATTTTGTTACGCTTTACAACAGTCTTCAAGTGATTCTGGAAGATACCATAGTCATGGGTCTTTTTATTTTCTACCTTCAGACCTAACTCTGACTCTTGTAAGGCTATAGCTGCTAGAGTGATACCCCAACCTTTACCCATGTTATTCTCACCATACTGGTAAGCTTTTAACATGTTCACTTTTTGGCTAATTGATAGCTCTGGGCAGTCAACTGCATAAGATAAGTGTGCTGTAAACATTAAGCACAAACCTAGAATCAATTTCTTCATTGGTTCTCCTGTTTAGTTTATCGTGACAACAATTATACAGCACTCTGCACAAAATACAAATAAAAAAGGCCGCCGAAGCAGCCTTTTAAGAAATTACTTATTAGATTTCACGTTTACGTTGAGAGATGAGTTCACCAGCAGTGCCAACGATGACATGCAAAGCTTCAGTCTTACCGTCCCATGCTTCCAGCACTTTACGTTGATTATCAACGATTGCTGCAACTTCATAACGAGAGGAACGCATCTTCATATCGTTGTAATCAGTTGGAACAGATACAACATCTCGTGGATGTACGCGAACCTTCAGGATTGTATCACCTGAGAAGCAACGAACATAATCCCAAGCACCAACATGAAGACCTTGAGAGCAAGTTACGTTACGGTTATTATCAACCATCCAACGTGGCATTTCTACAATGTTACCCAAATCATTAGGCACTTTGTAGGTGTGAGAGTCAACCAGCTTGCCTTCACGAGTAGAGACTTTCTTCCAACCAATGATGTAGCCTTCTTCATCAATTTCAACATCAAGGTGAGATACAAATCCCCAAAGTTGTTCTACAGAATCTTTAGATGGGTTTTCCATCAGTTTTTCGAAGAACATTACAAGTCGTTCAAAACCTTTATCACCAGTCTTCATCATGTGGAGAATACGGTCAACCAGAGTAGAACGCATCTCAACAGCACCGTAGAATAGCTTGTCACCTTTGATTGTAATAGCACCCTGAGTGAAGTTTTCGATAGACTTACGGATGTTCATCAGTTCAAATGCTTTCTTGAACTCACCTTTCACAACATGAACTACAATCTCTTGATAGTTTGGATGAGTAGACTCAACAATTTCAGATTCTGAACCATAAGTCATAATTACAGAGTCACCAGTAATCATGTACTCAATTTTGTCATCTTTCTGCATAGCTTCGTGCAGTTTATTTACTGGAGCTTTCTGTACAGTCTCTTTAACGACCTTTTCAACTGGTTTGCCAGCTTTCTTTTTAAAAGTCTTAGCAACTTGTTTCAAAGTCTTCGTAGCTGGTGTAGAAGTTGCCTTTTTATTCCCTTTTAGGGTTGCTTCATGACGCTCTACAGCACGACCAACTGAACGGGTTGAAGTGTTAAATTTCTGTGCAATAGCTGTTTTGGTCAGCTTACCTTCTTTAACCAGTTTGTAAATTTCTGCGTCAATCTGTGCTTTAGTTTTAGTAGTCATCTTATTACTCTCTCTTGTTAGTTAATCAATCAATTTGTGAGGCTATTCTAAGGGGCTTCAAAGCCCCTTGTCAAACACTTTAATCGTAAATTGTTGTACCTTCTGGAACACATTTCACATCAAAGCCTAAAAACTTACTCACTTCGATAGGTGATACTTTATTCCAATCTAAGTGTGAAAGCAAGAAGTTTTCTTGTTTTCTTTTTGAAAGATAGTTTGTCAGCTTGATAACCATGCGGTCACCTGCTTTCTTAATCTTTTTGTACAGTTTTGTGTCATTATCAAGGCATGTCTTCAAATCCTGAAGAACACTGATAGTGTAAGTGTATGCAAACGGTGCAGCCACATACTGAATCTTACCGAACATTGCCTCAACAGCATCTTCATTCCCTTCTAAGAAGATTGTCTTAATAGTATCCCTTGAATAACAATACCCGCGAGAAATCTTCCTGTTATTAAACGTAAAGTTTCTGGCAATAATCCAACTGCTTGTAAGGTCAAGGACACCATTCATATAGATACGTGTCATATATCTGTTATGGTTAATCCAGTGAACATCAGTTAAGCTATCGTTCAAGAGTTGCTCATCTACTTCAATCCAGTCTTCTGGTATCTTTTTCCAATTTGCTTTTCGGAAAACATAGACTGTCTTACCTGTAACATTAGCAACTGACTTAGCTACATCTTCTGGAGATGAGCAAAAACATCTACCATCAACTGTGTCACCAACTGCCTTAATGTAAAGCTGAGGTTCTTCAATTGTGTCTAAGTCTTCTGACACCTCTTTGTATGAAGCTACAGATTCTGCTGGAACAGCTTTCCATAGTTTTACAACACCCCTTACAGCTTCTTTGCGCTGATAGTGGTGTTCCTTATCAGACATCTTCACAATCTTTAACAAGCTTTTATCAAGTTTGTGTAGATTGATTAAATCATCTAACTCTTTTTCAGTCGAGAATACAAACACAATGCCATTGTATCTGTGGAACAGGCCTGACTCGTTAGCGTAGTCTCGACATGCACCACGCAAGATTTGATTTCGTCCTACAGTCTTCTCAGTACCATTTTTATTGCGACGGTCATTAATCACGAACAAAAACTGTTCAATTTGGCTTTTACGCATTGCACCAAAGATATTGAACATACTTGCCTCTTGAGTGTAGGAAAGTGCTGTTGCACGAATCTTACTCTCTAAAGAGTTGAACTTGACATAAGCAACTGGGTCATAAAGAAAATCTACTTTAGGGATGTTGTTTCCGTTCCTATCAACCTTAATATTACCTTTACCGTCACGTTCATAAATGACTGAGCCGTCTTCTGCGTAGATAATCCCACGACGAATGTTTAGTAATTCTTCTTCCAGAGAATCAAGCTTAACGCCTCCCCACTCTAGCTTTGGACACACAGCATTAAACATCTCTCGTGAGTTCAAACGTAACTCAGCATAAGCCTGTGCAGCATCCATGAGTGTAGGTTGGCTATTAACTTTCTTGATAACATCCTTTGTAATGGCTTCAGTTATCTTTTTAGTAGCCTCAATGATAACATTTTTTGTCGTGTCATTCATCTGCAATGCTTCACGAGAAGCTGCAATAGCAACTGAACCAATAGGCATGTAGATGTTTACAAGGTCTACGCTCCTACGGAAAAATTCTGGCAATACTTTGAAGAAATCATCTCCAAGTAATGCTTCCATGTTAACAGGGTAGGCAATGTTACCCATCACCACATTAAACTCTGTTCTGTTAGCGCCAGAACGCCAGCTTTGCTTATGAATCATGGCATCATAAACACCTTCTTCACGGGCAATGACGTTCATATCTGCTAATATATCGTCGTACTCAATATTACTTTCTGGTTTTACAGTGAAGTATGAGTACACATTCCCAGCTTCTTCAAAGAACTTTGAGATACGGTGGTCAGCAACTGCCACACGTACAGCTAAACCATTAGGTTCTTTTGTTGGGTTAGTTGTCAGCTTAGTTACTTGAGGGATACCATTCTCAAGATAAACAGAGTACTTATTAACAACACCGTCAACATAGCTAGATACTGTGAATGACTGAGCAATTGCAAATGGTGACTTTGAGCCGATACCCATTGCACCAATGTAGTCATTAGAGTCATTCTTCGTAGAAGCTCCATAGTTTAGGTACAAACTCATAACTTTATCATGAGTCAATCCAGTTCCAAAATCACGAACTTCGAAGTAAGGCTCAAAACGAGTAGGTAAATGCACATGGAATGGAATGTTCTCTTTTCCAGCTTCTTTCTGAGCATCTACTGCGTTACATGACAGTTCACGAATCACTGCCCTTTCTTTAAAGGTATACACACCAGAACTCAAAAGGCTGAACATCTCAGGTGTCATTGTAATCTGTGCTTGAGACGTCTCTAAAGAAGTTGAACTCTTAATCACTTCTGCGTGGTCATTTACCATGCGCATAATACTTTCCTCTTAGTTTACTGTTAAATTACTTATTAAACATTTTACCAGAACCACCACACATAGGGCAACAACCTGCTCTTGTATACCCTTCCCCATTGCAGTAATCACACTTCTTGTACTCTGCATAGTACTTGCAAAGAAGGTAAACAAATACTGCTACGCTGCCAAGTGACAGTAAAATTTCTATCCAATATGCTTGCATGACTCACCTCTCATATTTTTGTAAAGGATAAAGCTTCTGTCATGGACGATACTTGTAGATACTGCAAAGTTACTTTCAAGCATCTGTTTGTTTGGATTGTAGAAGCTTTTTTTAAACTCGTCAAGCGCAAATTGGTGGTTGTCTGGAAGACCTTTTACACAAACTTTTATTGTGACTGCTGCTGCAATCTTGCCAGTCAGTTCTTCTTTAGCTGCTACTAAAATTTTGTTAAGGAACTTTTTACCATCTTCAGGTTTCTTAATATTCTCCCAACGTTCTTCTAAGACAATGTTGATGTTCATCTCTTTGATTTTCATAATCTTCTCCAGAAATTAAAAAGGCTCCCGTAGGAGCCTCTTATCATATACTTTTAAAGCTGATTGTCAATATTATTTCGAATATCACCAAGAGTTGTGTAACCGTACTGCTCAGAGTCGCTAAAGACTAAACGTAAAGCACAAGCTGGATGTTCAAGTGCATCTGCAAAGCTCTGGAATCCATAGCCATCTACAGCTTTCAAATTCTCACCATCCCACATAGGTGCTACACCACCAAAGGCAGATTTCTTAACACCACTATCTGTTTTAGGGTCTTTTGCAAGCATAATCTCTTTGCCACCAATGCTTGCAAGAGTTGCTTTGACAGCAAATGCAAAGGTGTCACGAGTCATGTACTGGTAAGTGTAAGAGCCTACACCAAACACCACGTTAGAGCTTGCAAACCCCATTTCATACAGACGCTTCAGGATTTCGTTTGCACGTTCCAACGTGATAGAGTCGCCATAGATAAGGCCAATGTGCTCATCCAGTACCTTAAAACCTTTAGAGTTAATAGTTCCTCCAAAGATGTTATACAAGGTCTTAATAGCTCCATCAATCTCTGCTACAGGGCGTGTTACAACGTTTGCAGAACCAACCATATAAGCGTTCTTCAACATCACTGTATCAGCAACTTCAAAGTCTTCTCTGTCAACAACCATTTCGTAGCCTTCTGACAGTAGCCATCCAGCAATACCATAGCTGATGTTTTCAAGCTTCATGTTCAGAACAGCATTCAGCATTGTGTCACTGGCTTCCAGATTGCTTAGGTGCTCATAATAAGCCTTTTTAGCACACTCTAAGTGGATTGCTTTATAACCTGTGACAATGTGTACAGGGTCTCCAGAGTCAGGACGAATTACCAGTTTGCCATCACGTTCCATAATTTCTTTACGGAGTGCTGGTAAGATTTCTGACACAGTTCTCCAGAAGTTATAAGTGTCTGAAACAACACTTGCAATACCAGTTGGATAAGTTTCTGTTAAGAAGCGACGGAAGGTTTGCAACTCACCTTTAAAGCGTCTTTCTTCTTCAACCAACTCATTACCACCTTCCCAAGCAATGTTTGCACACATTACAGAGTGTTCAGTGGCTGGTACAGAACCACCAATATCAGAGACTGGGTAAGACTGTCCGTAGATGCGTTTAGCTGTATATACAGCAGGGAAGCTATCAGTCCCTTTAAAGCTGGTTAAGTGGCCTACAGCGTTAAATGCGTCATCAGTAAAGCCGGACATACCACGCATAGCAAAGTCATGGCACTGATAAGGTAAATGTAAGTCATTGTCGCAAGTAAGGTCAGCCCACTTCTTACAGATGCGTTTATAATGCAATGCAATAGTTGCAATGGTACAAGCCTTCCAAATCTCAGCAGAGAAAGCATCTTCCAGATATCCCGCTACCCAATGGAAACCTGAAACAGTGTTCTGGAAGACAATCATTGGTACACGCATAGGAACAACTGTACCTTCTTCTACAGCGTATACTTCAACTGGTAGATAACCTAAGTCGTGAAGTGCTTCCCAATGCTCTCGACCGATAGCATCTTTACCCAGAACACCATTCATGACTTCTAAGATTTCATCAATGGCTTCTTTTTTATCACGTTCAAAGAAAGTGGCGTTCCAGTGGTCTATCAAGTAATCTTTAACGAAACGTTGAATACCAAAAGCTACTACACCATCAATTGCTAAGGGGCTGTTAAACCATTTGTCACTACGTGGTGTCAGGTTGAACATCAAGTACTCTGTTGCACTAGGGTACTGGTAAACATGACCAGATTTGTAAGCATCTGCGTTTAAACCTGCTGGTACTGCATAAAGTGATTTAGTCATCTTTTAATCTCTCTCAAAATGGGGCTTTTAAGCCCCTATAAAGTTTCAATCAAGGTTTGCTACAGTAACTTGACCATAATGTGTTAAGCCACGGTCTTTAGCTTCCCCTAAAGAGTTTGTAGTGTAGATGTGGTCAATGCCATTGTCAAGAAGGTTTTCAACATCTTTAGAGAAGATACCGTGTGTTACATAGAGTTCCACACGTTTTGCACCTGCTTCACGAAGATGTTTAGCTGCTTCTATGAAGGTTCGACCACCATCACAGATATCATCCAGAATCATGACGGTTTTATCTGTCAAATCAACATCATCAAGGATTCGCATACCAGTAATTTCACCAGTCTTAAGGTTGCGTACTTTAGACATTGTGATATATGGTTTATCCACCTCTTTAGCAGTCTCTGCAATCTTCTTAGCAGCACCTGCATCTGGGGCTACTAAGTAATCAATCAGTGGGTCATTTGCATAGTGGACTGCAATTTCCTTTTGAGGAATACTCTGGAAGCAGTTAAACAGGTTATCTGGTACATAGCTGTGAGGGTCAACTGCACAGACTGCACCAAATCCCATTGCATTTACCTGTTTAGCAAAAACCTTTAAAGCTGCTGCGTCGCCTTTAAACATGTGACGGTCATAACGTGCATTTGGTAAGTAGTAAAAGATGACAGTCTTTAAAGCATAATCATGAGGAATTAAATCATCAATTGCTTCTTTAGCAAGTGCCACAGCAAACAATGTATCCTTATCATAACCTTTTACAATCATAATCACATTGTTGATGGATGATGCTGCATAAGCAGTGAAATCAACAAACTCTGGCGAAAAGTGTCCACCAATCTCACCAGAAGGAAATTGGATGATGTTAAACTCTTCTTCATGAGTTCCTTTAGTTGGTGAATGAACTGTAACACGGATAGATGTTTTCATAGTTTTCTCTCTCAATCAAAAGTTATGTTTGTTACTGCCATTGCAGATTTGCATTTTGCAGGGTCTACAACGTGATAAAGTACACTACAGTTACCTGTGCTGTCTGGTACAGGTTTAACCCATTGTTGCTTGACAGTTGGTTCGCCTAAGTCTTTGTAAGAACCATCTGTAAAGTTGTTTACCATCTCAAGTGCAATTGGCTCTGGAACATGACCACGTATCATGTACATTTCACAACCATTACCACCTTCACTGACTAATGGTAAAATCTCCCACTTTTCTTTAGCCATTGTAAGTTGCCCTATAAACTATCTCGAACTTCAACAGGAGAGATATTGCCAAATCTGTATAGTTGTTGTCAAGCACATCTGGCATATTATTTTTGATATATCTCTCTTGCTCTTCATAGGTCATCTTAGGGGTACTTAAAAGACTATCTCCTTGCTTCTGGTTATCAGCTTTAGTCTGAATAAACCAGTTTGCACAGTGATGTTCACCACCTTTTGTAACAGGATTGTGGTGGCCTAATGTGAAGGATTGACTGCCTGTGTATCTGCAAAGTTTATTGAGTACTGTAATGGTGTTCTTCACAACAAAACATTCATACAGGTTGTCTATGGTGTAGTGTGGGTAATATCGAAATAATGCTCTTTCACGAGTACTCTCACGATTCCAGAGAATCATGTGATTGGAGTTGGAAGGGTCGTATTGGTGGGAGTCAATGAACTCTTGACGTTCCTCAAAACTGAGTCTTAACACTGACATTGCAGCAGAACGTTTCAGATTTGACAGATACATATTATCTCCAAAATAAAAAGGGAACCTTTACAGTTCCCTAATCATATACATTTACTGAGCTATTTTCAAGACTTTTAAGAAACCCTCTTCACCAATTGCATCATAAACGTTTTCAGTTTGCTTGATAAGGTTGTTCAAGCATACAATTTTCTTACGCTTCTTGTCATAAGTAAGCTTCAGTTGTTTCAACTCTTTGTCATCTTCAGGGTGCTCATTGTACATCTTCACAGCTTCTTTGAAGCTAATGTAGCCACGACCTTGCATAAGGAAACCTGTACCACAATAGTGTGAGTTGTGCTTATCAGCCATAAACTGGCACAGGATTGCAATCTGTAATTTACGAGTGTTATAGATTTTGCTCATGGTTATTTAGCCTTCTTATTACGTTTACGGTTACGAGCTTTCTTAGCTGCTCGTTTAATAGCTGCTGCACCAGACGGACGGTGGGCTTGTTTCTTACCACCTTTGCCACGGCCTACATAGATGTAAGGCTGCTGTTCAATTTGGCTTGTAAGAACCTGTGCAACCGCTGAAGCATCCACACCGACCTGCTTTCCAGTCATAGCAACAATTGCTGCTGCTTTTGCCAGTGCCTTCAAGAATCCAGCTTTCATATTACCTAAAATTCCCATTTTTAGTCTCTCTCTCTCTCTCATTAAAGTTTAATACAGAACTTATGAAGTTCTTCTTCAGTGATACCAATTGGAGTTATACCTTAGTCCATTTGCCAGAATAATCACTCTGCTCTCCACTGACAATCACCTTGCCATCCGTACTCTTTTCTCCAGAGGTTTTGGTTATCTGAACCACGATACGGTTTAACTGTTGGTTTAGATGAATCATACTTACCATCAATCACCACGTCAACATATTTCATCACATCAAGGTGAATTTTTTCATGTAACTGAAAACCTGTCCAGAGCCAGATAGATTTTTCTGGGTAAACGGTTTTAATACGTTTGCATATGTTGGTAACCTCTTGAATGTTTCTATCATCCAGAGGTTCTCCACCAAGTATTGACAGCCCACTGATGGCATTATCATCCATTAACTTAATGATGCCATAAAGGTTTGCATAAGTGAACTCTTTACCAGCATTAAACTTCCAAGATTCCTTATTAAAGCAACCTTCACAGTGATGCTTACAACCAGCTACGAAGAGGCTTACACGAACCCCTTCACCATTAGCTGTGTCAAATGGTCGAATCTCCATGTAATTCATCTAGTTACCTCACCAATACATATAAGTGTTCTTAGCGGCTTTCTTTGGAGACTTGCTATCAATATCAAAATCTTCATCTAAGAAGGATGTCTTAGAAAGCTGCCTTATTTGTGTTCTTGTAAGACGTTTAGTGGCCTTCTTAATCTCTCTACAAGGCTGGCTTGTGAAGTCGTAAGAGCCACCTTTTCTGGACATCATATCAGAATGGAAGTAGACATCTGAAGCATTTTCTCTGTTACGTACCTCATTTCTCCACTCATAGAGTCCATGAACGTTCTTTAAACCTTTTCTTCGAATTGTTTTACTCATTCAAACACCACCTGACAAGGAACCTGTTTAGTAATAAATTCTTCGCAGTGTTTCTTGATGAAATCCTGCAAGATTACACAGTCTTGTGCACAGGTCATTAGTGCAATATACTCTGGATTCATAATATTTTCAAGACTGTAGAAGACAACATCATCAGATAACTCATGACCATCTTCTTCAGACCAAGTTCCAGTAACTACAGCTAATTTATCAAGTAACTCATTAGGTAATGACACACCATCTTCTACAGAATCAGCTAGAACGTTTTCGCTGAGATATAATGTAAAGGCTGTATGGAATGTTGAATATCTTACGTGATTCTTTTCGCAAGAGCCACACTCTGAGGCATAATCTTTAATCCACTCTAACTGTTTTTTGTTCAACTTAATCATAATTTCACCTTAGTTGGCAATGCACTGAATGCTATGACTAACCCTAAAAATGGTTTGAAGCATGACCATAAATCCATCTGACCCTGATATGCGAAACTCCATTGTGGGTCTGAAAAACCCCATACCATAACACTAACCCCAAAGAAGAAGATTAGAATGTGGAGAATGTATATCAACGCTTTTGATATTTTAAACATTTTAACTTGCCTCTTAATTCACAATAAGAGAGTCCTAAAAAGAACCCTAGTAAGACAGAACCTATGAACAACCCAATAATACTCTCTGCCATATCTAACATCCAATAAAAAAGGTGATGTAAGCCTATCAAGACTCACACCACCATGTCAAGTTTTACATAGAAACTCTGTCACGAATCTCAGCGATTTTTGCATCGTTCATTCGGGATTCACCTTTAATCTTAGTCCATCCAAGATACCCACACACCCTGTTAATCACAGAGATATCATGTGAGTGACAAACTTCACATTCTTCAACATCAGCCTTTGGCCTGTTACCACAATGTTCACAGATTGCTAAGTCAAAGTTAAGTCCCTGATAGAAACCTTTCAACATACCTCTTGTAATACAACTTTTAAGTGCTGTTAAGTTTTCTGGGTTAGCTACTCTTACATACTGGATTCTACCGCCTCTACAGATATGGAAGAATGGCTCTTCTAAGTCCTGCTTCTCAAATGGTGAGATGTCTGCTGCAACATTCATATGGAAACTATTTGTAAAGTATTCCTTATCGGAAACACCTTTGATAACCCCAAACATATCTCTGAACTGTTTTAGCTGAGTCCCACATAGTGATTCTGCTGGAGTACCATAGACGGCATATAAGAAGCCATCTTCATTTTTAAACTCTTCGGTTTTCATGTTAATGTATGCCAGAACATCATATGCAAAACTATAGCTTCCAACTTCATGAAGTCGTTTACCTTCAGCAAGAACAGACAACTCATCAAGCGCAGTAACACCAAAAGAAGCTGTGAAGGACTTCACAATATCCCAACCAACCTTGTCAGTAGGTTTCTTAGTTCCTTTGTACAGACCACCTTGTGTGAACGCAAGAGGGTTAGAACTTGCTGGCATATTAGCAATCATTTCGTAGCGTTTCTTGTGGAAGCTGCGAATCATCTCTAGGTACTTATCAAGCTCTTTCCAGAAATCTAAACCATTCTCTTTAGAATACTGGTAAATCATTGGTAAGTTCAAAGATACAGCACCAATGTTAGCACGACCAACGTAGAACTCTTCCCCATCCTCGTTAAGATATGGAGATAAGAAGGCTCTACAACCCATCGGCGAGATTACCTTGCCAGAACGCTCAAAAGCTTCTGCTACAGCACCATGACCAGATACACTTAAGAAATCTGGATACATCGCTTTAGAGCAACACTCTATAGCTTTACTGTACAGGTGGCCTTGACAGATATTCTCATTATGTCTCTTCTGGTCATAAATATAAACCAGTTTAGGGAATACAACAGGTTTCTTGCTCTTACCTTGTCCATTCATACGAACATCTAGGAGAGTACTTGCAATCATATATTGCAGTCGGTTATCTTCATTAGACATATCTGAGTCAAGTAACCCGAATGTCAAAGTTGTAAATGCAAAATCCCCACGGCTACAAGGTACGGTATTTAGTTTCATTTCAAGTGACTGGAAACCTTGAGTTAGTTCAATCTGTAGCTGCTCCATGACATAATTGTGGTAATGTTCTTTAGGAATACCATAAGATGCTGCTTTCTCAGCATGATAGCGTAGAGACTTCTTAGCATACGGTACAAGTACCTTATCAATCTCTGCTAAAGTAAAGCCACCAAATTGCTGTGCAGTTGCTGAAAGAACTACGTCACCAATAACCTGTAAGGCCGACAGCACAGACTTTGGTTCACAATATTCGATGCCAGACATTTCAAAGCCACCTTTTAGTACTTTACCAATGTCAAACAGGCAACAGTTAATACCACCAAAAATCAGGTCTCTCAAATCGTGGATATAGATAAAGCCTTTCTCAATGGCTTCAAGTTCCTCTGGTGTTAAATGATACTGTTTAAAGATTTCTTTAGTCAGGTAACCACGGATAATTGAACCTTTCGTAGAAATTAAACTGCTGTCAAAGTTAGCATTTTCACGGTCTCCTAAGAAGAGTGTATCTTTGGTCTTCTGGTAGAGTTCATCCCAATTTTGAGCAATCTCTTTACGGTAATTTCTATATGTTGAGTAAGACTCATAAATCTCGTGATTGACTTCTGCCAAAGCACCCTCAACAATACTGTGAATATCATTTACAGAAATGAGCAAATTATTCTGCTTAGTGGACTTTACCAGAATCCTCATGAATGCTGACTCAAGAGCTTGGGTAACATCTGGTGGCAGTTCTTTATATCCAACCCTGTTAGCTGACTTTGTTACTGCCGCTAAAACTTTTTTGATATCAGGTTCTTCAAGTGAGCCATTCTTTTTAATAATCTGTACTTTGTTCATTATTGCCCCTTTACATGCTAAAAAGGTCTCCGAAGAGACCCTTTCATTTTAAATCTTTTTAGAAAACTTCGAAACGAGTTTTCTTAGTTTTTCAGTGATGCCTAACTGTATCTCTAATATTTCAAAGATAACCCATAGTAACATGGCCCCAAACAATGAACCTTGTTCAAAATCAGTAAATAGGTTAACAATCAGCATACCAATCACAATAGCTGGTGCATCAACAACCAAACCTTCCCAAATGCGTTTAAGCATTATTCACCTCTGTCATAAAATTCTGTAGCGTCCCAACAGGCTTTAGGTTTTGTCCATCAGTTTTCATGATGAATGGCATCTGACGAACTGGCATCTGTGCAATATCCATCAGGTCTGACAGTTCATAATCCTGCCCTAACATTCTCACAACATGGTCAATACCACGAGCTTTTGCAAAATTCTTTGCAGTCTCACACTGAGGGCATCCAGTTTTGGAGTAAATCACATAAGTCATTAAGGAACCTCTAAAAATCCACTATTCAAATCATCTACAACAGTATTCAACAGGTACGCACCGTTCTGTTGCTCCTGATTAGCATTCTGCTCTTTATCAATTTCCATCTTCTTAATCATATACTTCAAAGGTGGTTCTTTAGGAGCTACAAAATCTCTGGGAATGCCAAACATATCATACAGTGGGGCAGCATTATAGTAAACCCACTCATGAAGAAGTTTTGTATTTAAGCCAACTACAGCACGTCCTTCGGAGAAGATATAATACGACCATTTCTCTTCACTTTCAACTACTTCATCTAAGATTACTTTAATCTCTGGAAGAATTTGTTGAAAAGCTTTCTGCCACTCATCATCTCTTAAAGTTTCTTTTAAAACTTCAATATCAATTTTAGTGTGAAGGATTTCGTCAAGCATAATTTTCTGGACAGCTTGAGCAATACCCTGAAATTTATCTTGAGCATCAAGTGCAAAAGTACATGCAAAGGATGCCATAAAAGATATACCTTCAAGTGCAGTCACTGCAAACAGCCCTTTCAGAATCGCTTTATGGAAGTGTAGAGGGTCTTTGTCCAGAAGTGAATCACGGACATAACTCAGGCGATAGTTTATACCTTCATCCAGTAATTCTTCAAGAACACGATTCACAGTTTTTAATCGGTCTTGTACAGCAACATTCTGGTTAATCTCATCTAAGATTGTTTCAGGGTTTTTAATACATTGCCTTACAATCTCTGAGTAAGTAAGAGCATGTAGGTTTTCAATCTCAGACTGCTTCATAATTGCAGTTGCATAGATGTCATCAGAGATGAATGGTGCAAAGGCGAATGCCAAGCTCTTAGCAACTTGGGTATCTGCTTCCCACTGCCACTTAAGAATCTCAAGCATTACACCTGACATTGATGCTGGCACACTCTCAAAATCAAGACGTGATTGTTCAAAAGGAAACTCATCTTCTGACCAGTCTTGCGCTTTTTGTTGTTTATATAGCTCAAAGATTTTTGGGTAGTGTTTATTAAGTGAGTCAAATGTCTTTCTCTCACCACCTAAAAAGATTGGGTGTTGGTTAATCATAGTGTGATTTCTCCTTTCTTTATCATTTCTAAGGCTTGTTTTCGGTCTAGAACTTCCCAATTCTCTTTGTTAAACATCTCATAAGGTCTTGCGTAGATTTTACCATCTGCTGTAGAGATGTAAGAGGCTCCAGTGACCCATAAGTCATCATTCTGCTTTATCATGATACCTGTGCTGCTCACATAGTACAATGCTTTGCGGGGTTTGTAGAGCAAGTATATTGGTCGCTCATGTTTTTCTATTAAATCTTTCATGGTCTCTCCAAAGTTATTTTTAGAGGGTCTTTTACGACCCTCATAGTTGTTAAAACTAAACACCGCAGCCCTCGCAATAAGCATCTTGCAGTGCAGATTTACCTACACCAATGCGACTGTTAAGGTAGTACATGGTTTTCATACCTACCGAGTTGGCATAAATCATGTACTTCAAAGCTTGAGCCAATGATACCTTCTTAGCTTTTGCGTAGTCAACATAGAAATCTGAAGAGATAGCTTGACCAGTGAACTTTTGAACAATTGCATAACAATCAATCAGGTCAAAGGTGTCAATACCCCAAGCAATTTCATATACATACTTCAACTCTTCATAATCTGGAACAATAAACAACACGTTACCAGTTGCAGACTTTTTAGTTAAAATAAAGTCACGAATTGGGTACAAGCCATTTGTCGTATTAGTTGCTAGTGAAGAACTCTCATTAGGCATGTAAGCTTCTAATACAGAGTTTCGGATTCCACCATTTTCTTTGATACGTTGTGCTAAGTCATCCCAATCATATCGTAGTTTTGCATCATGCTTTTCATCAATCTTCTTATTGGCTGTCTTTGGAGGAACCCAGCCTTCAGGATACTTAGTGAACTGCATATACTCAGGTACACCACGTTCTTTAGCAAGTCTCAGAGAGGCTTCGTGTAAGTAGTAAGAGTGCATCTCTGCAAGTTCATGAAGCTTTGTCTTACCTGCTCGTGAAGAGTAGTTCACGTAGTTCTTCGCAAGGTAATGAGCCACATTTGTAAGGCCAATCCCAACAGAACGACGCTTCTGAACATGGTTACGCATCGACGGATACGGATAATCCATAAGGTCAATAACGGAGTCAACCATTGCAAGAGCATAATAAGCAACGTCAGCGTATTCATCTTCTGAAATTCTCCCTGCAACCAAACTAGCTAGGAAGCAAAGAGCCACCTCACCATCCTCTTTCACAGCATCGTCTCTGTAAAGGTCTGTCTCTTTCTCAAAACCATACACTGGCAACACAATTTCCATACAAAGATTTGACATCTTCAATGGTTCTTTAAATGGTGTATGTGTGTTTGCATTGTTAGTGAAGAATGGATACACACGACCTGTAGCATAACGCTGTTGAATAAACAGCTTAGCAATTTCACGAGCCTTGACTCGTCTGTGCTTAACTCCTGAATGTACTGCGTGACCAACTGCCATAGCAAACTCATCAGCAGATGCTGTGTAGAACATGTCATAGAGTTTTGGTGCATCTTTGTAAGAGAATAGCAACCAATCTGTATCATACTGAACACACTGCCAGAAATAATCGTTTGTGCCGAATGAGTAGTCCATCTCATTAATACGTTTAGAAGGAACCGTTGTAGGGTGCTTCAAACGCAGTAAATCTTCAATCTGCGGGTCTAGAGCAGTGTAGAAGTTATTAGCTGAACCGCCACGACTCTTCTGTTTGTTTGCCTCTACAGATGAACGTACAAGCTTGTAATAAGGTAGTTTACCCATGTGCTCAATCGTATTTTGACGGATACCATCACCAATAGTACGTGTCTCCATCAGCATACCAATACCAGCTTGCTTTGTGGTCATATCATAAGCAACCTTTGCAGCAATACCAAGAGACTCAGCAGTATCATTTGCCTTAATCAAACAGCATGACGCATAGCCCGATTTAGTTGCTCTTAACCCGTTTAAATAGGGCGTAGGAGCGTTAATCTTCAGGTCAGATAGGTAAGTGTACAGCTTGATAACATCTTGCAGTCTACGGTGCTTTGGTTGCTTCTCAAAGGCTTTCATAGCCATACCCATGAACATAAATTGTGGTGACTCAAACAGTCTTCCCGTTTTAATATCACGGATACCGTACTTGTCTCTGAACTGTTTCAAGACTGCATAACCGTAAGAGATATCTTTTGAGTGCACGATGTAACCTTGCAGGTATTCAAGCTCTTCCTGTGAATAATCCATCTTCTCCCAAAGTCCTGCTCTCTCCATATTTTTAACGAAGGTAATCAGCGTAGGAACCTTAGTAAAGCCTCCAAAGGCTTCTTTGTAGATAATACCCAAAAGCAGTCGTCCAGCCATATCTGAGTACTCTTGAGTTTGTTTATCAACACAAACATCAATCATGGCTTGGTGCATCTCTTTTGTAGTGCAACCCTCATAGACACGTTTCATAGCTTCCATAGTGACTTCTGACCAGATAATTCCACGTTTATCTGCCCATGATGCCCACTTATTCAGTCTTTCTGGGTCAAAGCTTACTACTGTACCATTTGATTTTTTAATTGTCTTAATCATTTTCGAATCCTACAGATGAAAAGAGCCTCCGAAGAGGCTCCCTAGTTTAAATCTTGAAAATTTGCTCATTCTGCCACATATCGTAAAACTTATCACTTACTTTTGTGATAGACGAAGCGTGCATACAATTTAAGAGCCATGATGGAGTCTTGCTATCCATGATTATTTTGAGCTTTTGTGCGACGTTGCCATCCATATCTGAAACAACATAATTACCGCGTATTTTACATACAACTTTTCCAAACAAGATTGCACTTCTTCCTCTTCGGTCATCACAGTACATAACTGTGTCTCCGTGTTTAACGTCCCGTCCGAGACTGTCAACACCTAATTTAGCACCAGAGATAATGGCATCGTAATCTAACTTCTTTGCTTTAAACACGGTATTTCTCCAAGTTTCTTTTTAGATATAACCAACCGTAGTCAGTCCTTTCTACACCCATAAAAAGTGGAGCCATCACAACTTTACCAAAAGTATTCCTGTGTTGGCAGATTTCAAAAGAATACTCTTTCTCAATGTCAATCCCGTATTTGTACAGGACTGCTTTTAAAACTTGTTCATTATCCAGAAGTGTATCTGGAGTCTCACCATACTTTTCAAGTAACGGGTCATTCATAAACACCGTCATAGAAATATTGTAGTTTGAGAAGTGGCTCTTCTGAGCCACACCCTCTTTATTAATGTTCTGTGAATCCATTATAACCAACCCCTTTTAACCAGCACTTCAGGTTATTAGCATCATAATTCAGTTTCGGGTATGAGGTTACATGGAACTGCTCACCATCATAGTAGACAATATCTGCAATCCATAGTCCATTCTCTTTACAGAAGTCTTTATCTGCTTTAGAGGTAATTGGATTAACTTCTACAAAACCATCTACACCCAAATCCTTTAAGCTACCTACAATACCTTTGCAGATAACGCATGTCTCAGATACTACCACAAAAAGTTCTTGGCTTTCAAGCTCTACAATGTATTCACCAAGCTGTACTTTAGGGAGATTTGATTGCTTCATAATCTTCCCATCGGCTGCACGGACAATCGCATACCACTCTTTACCATCAACCACTGACATTCGAATAATACACTCTTGACCAGTACGCTTTTCAATGTCTGCAAGACGTTTTAAAGCTTCTTCATAGTCATCTGTGTACTTCAGGTCATTATTATGGCAAACAGCTTCCATAGCACCGTTGTGGTCATGTTGTGACAGGTAAATCAAACCGTCAAGAACATATTGCAAATCTACCTGAGCATCCAATGTCTCAATGGGGTCTTTCTCTTCAATTGCTTTTACAAGCTCTTTTGCTTCTTCAAGCATACACAGAGATTGAGATTTTAAAGATTCCCAATACTCATTACTGTAAGGTTGCTTTTGAGTGTTTCCACAACGAAGGTTCCAGTTTTTTACTGATTCTCTTGAGTTAAACATTCGGACTCCTTAAAATATCTGTTAACTTTTAGCTCTCGTGTTTCAATATATTCTAGATGCTCACGTAGCTCTTGGCGTTTAAGCATTAGGTGCTGCATTTGTGATTCAACAGCTTCAACTTCTTTAATTATTGATTCTCTAGCATTTGCAAGAATGCGCTCAAGTTCTTCAATCTTACTGTCAACTTTTGCTACATGATTCACAGCTTTGCTTTTGTTAAACATTTTATTCTCTCTCAATAGTTATCAAGCACAATTTGCTTTCATTACCTTATGGATTCTTTTTTCAGCATCTTCATAAGTTTCTTTAGTAATAAACTTAATTGCTGCAATATTGGCATTGTAGAAGAGTCTGAGCTTCGAGTCAATCCTTTTTGTCATTACATCGAATTTATGTTGAAGGTTTGCTTCACCATAGACTAGGCCACCTTTTGTGTAGTAGGTCTGAATGATGTAAAAGTCAAAAAATTCTTTTCCAAAGCTCTCAATATCTTTTTTAATATACTCAGAAGAAGTCTCGTAAGTCATCCAATCACTCTCCTTAGTGACTACCTTCTTCCGAGTCTTCCCAGCAACTTTTCTTTTTGTCACACTGTTAAGCTGTTTCTTTCCGATATAATATTGTCCAGTCTTCTTACAGTGCACTAAATAGACAAAGCCAAAATGTTTAGTGGGGTCAACTTCCCCACATAAAGATACCCAATGACCGTAGGTGGGGCAATTGCCAAATCCTTTAATCTTCATTCATACACGGCTCCCAATTATATTTCTTGAAAGAGAAATTGTCTTTTGGATTTCTCTCTTGATATGCTATCCAGAAATGCTGTTCCATTAACTCTAATGGTGTTTTGGTAACAGTCTGTCCATCCCATGACACATAGGTATAAGAATCTTTTTTAGCATAAAGTTCATAGATAGCGTCAAGACACTCTTTGTAGGTCTCTTTACCCTCTAAAGCATTCATCACAGCTACTTTACCAGCACCTTTTAGGCCGAAGTAGTTGTCTGCATTATCTCCAGCAACAGCCTGATAACACAAGAATTTAAAACCTACGCCAACTGTTTTTGCAGCTTTTGGTTTTGATTTGATAGGGCAATCCCAGATATCACCAACATTATTGTCAGCAATAAAAATTAGTGGTGACTTTTCATAAGTCATATCAATACAATAAGTTCCTTCAGCTTGTCGAAGGTCTTTGTCAATACTCATAAGAGCAGCTTTCTTACCCATCTTTTCAGCTTTAGCGATTACGATTGAATCGGCTTCGAAGCCCCCCTTTAAGAGCTTAAACTCTGGTCTTGACAGAAGGTATTCACGACAAGCAACTAAGTGTGTTGGTGTGACAGCATCTTTACGGTTGCCTTGATATTGGTGCTCAAGACCTTTAACGTCTTTATGTTTATGCACACCTTTCTCTGTTAAATAGCCTACCCAAGTTCTCTCTTTCCCAACAACCTTAAGCCATTCCTGAAGCACCTGTTGAGTAGCCATGATAGCTTCTTTTTCACTCTTAGCTTCTTTCCAAGTCTGTCTTTCCCATTCATCTTCATCAAATGTCAGGCCAAGCTCTTCCACAAGGATTCTCTGGTCTGCTAACCATCTTGCAGCATCTTTCGCATTATCAAATGGTTCAGATTCTTCTGCTGTGAGTTTATTAACGTATTTATACTTTGCTTTCTCAACTACACAAGCACCTTTATAGGCAATGCTGTCAGAGTCAATAAAGACATGTGTAACTGAATCGGGAAGCTTTGTTAATGTGTACTTCTCCATTATGGCTCTCCATATGAAAAAGCCCCATACTAAGTACAGGGCTTTAAAGTAACTTTTAGAGATTAGTCTTCTGTATCGAAGTCTTCATCTTCTTCGTCATCTGGGTCTGGCAAGTCTTCATCGTCACCATCATCAGAATCATTCGAAGATTTATGGTCTGTTGCGTCTTCTTCAGTGATTTCACCGTTATCTTCGACACCATCAAGACCAAGCATAGCCAGTTCATCTTCATCCAGTTCAGGTTCACCGTTAGCACCGTTACCACCAGTGTAAGGTACAAGAGTATCAATGATAAACTGTTCCTGAATAGGCTTTGTCAAGACATTGTTCTCAAAAGTGTAGAAGTGAGTAGAAAGAATCACACTACCAAAAGAACCGTTACCAACTGCAATATCTGGATGAATTACATCATAGTTCTTATCATCTTCATGTTTGTCAGATGCTTGAGCTTTGATTTTCTTCATCGGCTGCTTAACAGCTACACGCTTACCATTTACTTCTTCAATCAGCATTACAGGGAATGACTGTTTAGCTGTCCATACAGCACCATCTTTATAAGCTGCTGCACGACTTACTTTCAAGATGTAGTAAGTGTCTGCTTCAAATGGTGGTTTGCAACCAAACTTCTCTTCGAAGTCATCTGCATCAACTGCTTCAGTGGTAACTTTATCCCAACCTTCTGGGTTTTTCTTAGACTTAGTAAACTCTTTAAACAGCTTGTTACCATCTTCTGCCAGAATTGAAACGCTGTAGTTACAATCTTTTCCTGGGAATTTCTTATCAATAGACTTACCTTTTCCCGGACGTGGTGAAGTATTCAGGTAATAAAACCAGACATCTTTCAGCAGGTAACGCAGAGTTTGACGTTCAGTACCATTGTACTTCTCTACCGGAGCTTTCATTTTAACAACTTTAGACATTATTTAAACCTCTATCTCAATTTATGAAGAGTACCAATTCTAATTTGTTGATACTCTATTGTCAAACATTAATTACTGGAAGTTGTGCTTATCTTTAGAAGCTGCTTTACGTGCAGTTTTTCCAGTTCTTACACGTTTTTCTTCATAGTATTTTGCTGGTTTTCCAGCAGTGGCTTTTAAAGAGTCCCCAAAAACTTTTTCAAATGCTTTAGAGTGTTTCATGATATTCTCCGATATACTTGATATTCAAACACATTTTCTTTCATTATAAACAGCCAACCAATATTATGTTCAGGTATAGTAATAGTGACTGTGATAATACTGTGATGGAACTTTTCTTCTACCTCAACACCCCCATCACATTTCATGTAGAGCATTCTATAGAACCTATCAATCTTTGTCAAACACTCTTCCTGAAATTTATTTAAACTTTTTTCTTCAAAGAAGGGTGTGAACCCCTCTCTTTTATAACTATCACTCAGTTTCAAACGGGCAGTCATCTGCATCCTCACTTAATACAGGTGGAATCGTTGAGCTTTGACGTTGTTCTTCAGTATAGACTCCACCAGTCTCACGGTCAAACACTTCATCCTCATAATGTGGCAAAGAGTCATCGTAATGTTCTTCAGCCTCACCAATACCAAACTGTTGACGGATATTTTCTGCTGCACCATCAATGTCAACTCCACAACCAGATGCTTTAATGAGACGCCCTGTATCTGGATTGTACCAAGTATGACCAGCAATACCCGTTGACTTACCGTGACGACGACATTTAGTTAACTTGATTTTTGTCAAGTTTTTCTTAACAGGGTCTGGGTCAACCTTGTTACGCATTAACAAAATATTATTCATGGAAATCTGGAAATACGCACCAGAACCCTTGATATCCTCTTCAGAGATATCCCCACCTTCAGAGTTAGCTTTCTGACCACCTGCACTCTTACGAACGTGACATACGTTTACCTGCGCATACTGGTAGCGTTTGCAACGACGCAATAGCTCAGACAAAACTTCCTCTTCATCCGTATCTGAACGTGACAGAGCTAACGTGATAGGGTCAAGAATAATAATCTTACAGTCTAAACTGTTAACAAGATAGTCAACAAATTCCAGCAGGTTATCTTGGTCAATTGCACCTTGATGGTCTACGATGTGGATACGACGACCTTTAGATAGCTCTGCATGTGCTTCCTTCAATTCATCCCAATCACGTTCGTCATAAGGAATCTCAGAAATCTGCTTGCTGAGGTGGATTGCACAGAGCATCTCCATCAACTCTTCATAGGTATCTTCGACCGGAATTACACCAATATTGTAATCGGTATCTTTCCAAGCAGTATAAATCATTTCACGAGTGTATGCTGATTTACCCACTGAAGATGGTGCTGCCAGAGTTGTAATCTCACCTAAACCATAACCGCCATAAGTCAGCCTGTTCAAATCTCCGAAAGATTCTGGGAAAGGAATCAATGGAATCTGACCACGATTCTTCATTGCCTCAAAACCATCTGCGAAGTTCTTGATACCAGCAGGGCAGTAACGGGGCGCATTGTAGATACGCTGCTTAAACCCTTCAAGAACTGTGTCTTTCTCTTTATAGAACTTTGTCCACCATTCGTTAAGGTCTTTTACACCTTCTGGATACTGGAATAAACGAACCTTCTCAATAGGTAGGATACCAGCAGCCTCTTTGGTAGCTTTAGCACCTGCTTCATCGTTATCAAAGCACAAGTAAATTTCATCAAATGATGTAATGTACTGATAGTTATCTTTGATAGACTTAATGTTTGCACCTGACGGAACAGATACGTGACAGTAATTCTTACGACGAGACTTATCTTTAATCGCCAAAGAAGTCATGTAGATTGCTGTCGCACATTCCATCTCACCTTCCCAGATGAATAGACGGTTACCACCTTCTGGAGCAATCCATGAGCCGAACATTGCCAGTTCACCTTTAATGTCTCCAACACCACCAGAAAAGTCTTTTAGCTTACCACGTAGGTGCTCTTTTGGATGGTCTTCTGGGTAACGGTGACGAACACGGTAGCCAACATGTTCTAGCTTACCATCTTCATTACGTTTGTAAGTTGGATAGAAGTGCGCATCAATTTCACCGTCACTGTCAATGTCAACCTTGATACCTAAGCGTTCAAGGACTTTTGCAGGAATCTTCCTGTCTTTCAAGTCCATTGCTTCTAGGTTTTCTTTTACATCGTCTAAATCCATTCCACGGAAAGTACGGTTTTTATTGTCTGAACCAGTAGAATAAGTGCTCACGATTTGTCCTTTATCAAAATCCCACTCTGGGAAACCTTTGTTACAACTAAAGCAAGTCATCGAATAAGAATCATCGTCATGATGATAGATTGAACCAGCATCTGATGAACCACAACGTGGACATGCACAATGACCAATAAACTGACCAGCCTCTTTCAATTTACGACCTTTAGACATTAGCACCTCTTCGTTGTAGTTCTGCCTTCAATCCATTTTCAATCTTGTCCAGTTCATGAATTTCATCTGCAATCTCTTTCCTTCGTGATTCAACTCTCTTAAGACGTTCAATCATTACCTCATTGGAAAGAGATGAGAGTTCCACTAAACGGTGGTCAATAACTTTAAAATTGTCTTTTACTCTCATCTTCATTCTCTCTTTTAAACTTTAATGATGGCTCTTAGCTTGTTCTCAAGGTCTGCAAGAGTACCATTATTATGAATAATGTCACGCTCATATTTTGTAGAAATCCCATTTTCTGAAACATGTGATGAAACTTTGTCCACATTGTCTCTTTTTACTTCAATAGTTTGGTGTGCAAATCTACTCAGCCATTCAGCTTCAGAGTCAAATCTTAAATCACTGATTAAGACAAAACCATATTGATTTCTAAGTGAGCACATTTCATGGAATCTAACCATTCTTTTTTCAAGGTCTTTAGACCAGAACTTGTCGCCCATTACTTTACGGACAACTTCAGTACCCCAAATCTGTTGAATTTGTCTTGATGAGAATTTATACTTTTTACTAAATCCCAGACGTGTTAATAGGGTAGGTTTAGCAACCTTCTTAAGCTCCATGATTAATCGTCCGGTTAACTCTGACATAAGCTTGAAGTCCATATGGTAACGTTCATCTCTGAAGGTGAACTCCATAGCTTCCGTAACTTTAAACATCAGTTCAGGATATGATAAGTCAAAAACCTGTGGAGTCTCTTTAGTTTCACCGTACAGGTCATTCCAAGTCAAGTCAAATATCTTTGATGCAGATAGTTTAAGGTTGTCTGCAAAGGCCATTACTTCAACATTGTAGCCATACTCATCCTCTAAAATGTTCTTCACAATAGAACATGAGGTGTCTTTTCCAGAACGTGCCTTTCCAGTAAAGGCGATAATATTACTCATTTTATCTCCATTAATTACTAAAAAGCCCCCAACTAAGGAGGCTTGTAAGATTTATAAAGACTTAGTGCAGTTGCTCAGCAGACTCTTTTTCAGCCATAGCTGAGATTTGCTTCACAAAATCATCACCGAAGTTAATGCGTAGTTTCTCTTCAATGATTGAAGCACCGATGTTCACCAAAACATCATTGATTGCTTGCATACTAACGCCACCAGTCATCTCTTCAATGAACTCAATACTTACACCCATCATCTGTGAAAGTTGGATTAGTGCAACGATATTCATCATCGTAGAGATAGCTGGAATCATCAGTGCAACTTTCACCTGAAGAGGTTCTATATCAGCTACAGAGTCATTTTCAACAGCTTCTTCCAAAGACTCTTTAGTTTGCTGGATAATTTCTTTGATTCGTGGGCTTAACTCTTCTACGCCCCAATCAAGTTTTTCATATCGTGAAAGTTTCTCTTCCATGCGCTTCTCAAGAACTGCCATAACAGCACTTGTTGATGAGATTAGTGTGTCAATAAGGAAATCAGTATCCTTAGTCAGCAATAGTTCCTTTTCTTCATCTGACATCCTGATATAGTCATTCTTTTGCATTTCATAAAAAATGAACTCTGCAAGCGCATCAACACCGACTGCAATAGATGCAAGGGCAAGTGTAGTATCTGACAACATCATATTAACCTGCTCTGCAAAAGCACCGTTATCAGTTTTATCTTCAGGCAAGTTATAGCTTTTTGGCATAAACTGTTCTGTATAGTTATTTCCACGAAGAATCATAGCCATGCTTTCTACAGCATTGATTAAAAATGCTTCATCAATACCTTTTTCTTTAAGCATTTGGTCTACAGTAGTATTCATATTATTTCTCTCTCAGTTGGTTAAGTTTCTTTCTAGAGCATTTTAAGTTTTCAGATGAAGAAAAGTCAAGTGTCTTTTCAGAACGTGGATAGTAATGCCTGTCCCAAGAAGTTTCAACATCGTTAATCAGTGATGCTAGATTACACAGGTCTGTACCACTTTGCAACCTCTTTTTAAGAGAATCTAGTAAAGCAACTGTATCTTTAGCTTTACGTCTAGCTATAGCAACATCTTTCATGTGCTCGAACACAGAGCATTTTAAGTCATCTTCATAGTCTTCTGATAACTCTATTTCATGTTGTATATCAACCATTCTCCTGTGATGGTGAGCATATTCCCGTTGAGCAGCAATGTCAAGTTCTTCCAACTTCTGCAAAGCTCTAACAAAGTCAGCTATGTCTGGGTGAACAAACATTTTCTGCATGTAAGCCTCTTTTAAGTAACTATTAAGTTTTAATCTTTTATCTTAACGTATTCTATACGTTATACTTTAAAGCTTTTTAAAAGCTATTAAATAATCTTTTAAGAGCTTTAAAGTATCTGTATAGTTAAACTGTTAAGTAACCTTTTAAGTAAAAACCCACTTCGCAAAGATTAACACCTTGTCAAGTACATTGTCAACTTGCTTTTTATAATTTTTTGCAGTAATGTATGAGGTTAATGATTTTAGAGGGAGTAAAAATGGAAAACGTAGATTTTAAAAACTTACATTTAGTTGGTGATACAGAAACTGATGGTTTACTCCTTGAGTTCACTAAAGTTCACGTAATGGCTTTCGCAGACTACAAATCTGACGACGAAGAACCACCAGTATGGGTCTTTACTGATGAGCCTATTCTCGGTCACAAGTACACTAAGTACATCAAGGGTGGATTACGTGAAGGTATTGAGTTTGCGTTGAAGGCAAAACGACTTTGTATCCATAATGGTCTCGGTTATGACTGGTGGGTTTTCAATCACATTGCACCGGATTTATGGAACTTTGATAACCCAAAATGTAAGCCGTGGAGTAATTTCTTTCAGGACTCTCTTATCCAGTCTCGTGTTCAGTGGATGGATAGACCAACTCCAAAGGGTTATAAAGGTGCTCATGGTTTGGCTGCATGGGGTGCTCGTGTTGGTGTTCGTAAGCCAGAGATTGAACATTGGGGTGTGTGGAATGCAGAAATCTTCACTCGTGTTGTAGAAGATATCCGTATTAACGCCAAAACTAAACGGGCACTTGATAACGAGTATCTCAAGCTTAAGAAGTGTGGTATAGACACTTATGAAACCTACATGCGAGCTAAAGAAACATCTTTCTGGATGAGTCAACAGGCTATCAATGGTTGGAAAGCTGATAAAGAGCTTATGGAGTTCCATGTAAAGGAACTTGACAAGTTGACTAATGAGCTTGCTTCAGAGGTTGAACCGCATCTGCCACCAACTATTAAGACCAAAGGTAAAGTTACTGGAGAAGAGTTTGCAAAGGCTTGGAATGAGTATGTTGAAACATTCGGTCATGCAGATGGGTTGAAGAGAATTACCAAGTATCCTAAGACAAAGTACCGTCAGCAGGTACGTAACGGTGAGATGCAGACATACGAAATCAAGCCATTTGGTAAGCCAACTACAAAGATTTTTAACATTGAAAAGAGAAATTGCTACACCCCAACCAACTCTGTAACTGGTGAAGAGTACAAGGAAGGTTTTGTAGCAATGAAAGATGCTCGTGCAATTTGCAATGAGTTGAATGCAAAGATTGGTAAGAAATGCAAAGACTGGAAGCCAGTGAAAACAGTCAAAACTGTGAAGTACTATAACAGTCACGTTGTTAACCACTTTGGACTTGAGTCAAGTCGCTACACAGGTTTGATTGATGCACCATATACACCAATTGAGTTCGAAGTTTCTCGCATGACTCAGGTAGCAGTTGTTAAAGACTACTTGAAATCAGTTGGTTGGATTCCAGATGACTGGAACTACAAGAAAGACTCAGATGGTCGCCCTGTCAAAGTTTGTCGTTTCAAAGACAATAAAAAGATGATTACAAAACATCCTAAGTGGCAGGAAATGGTTGAGCGGTGTGGTTTGAGTTATGTTGAACATGAAGGTGTTCAGTACATTGAGCATAACTGGTCCGTGAAGAAATACACAGATTTGCTTGAACCTTGCTTAATCCGTACTTCACCAAAACTTACTGAATCATCTTATGATACGATTGAAGGTGAGCTTGGACAGAAGATTGCTAAGTACTACACTTTGATGCACAGACGCAGAACTATTGAGAACTCAAAGGATGACGAGAAAGGTTGGCTGAACCAGATTCGTCCAGATGGTCGCCTTAGTGCTGGTGCAATGGTATTTGGTACTTCAACTGGACGTATGACACAATATGGTATTGTAAACGTACCGTCTGGTGCTGCTGTCTATGGGGAACCAATGAGGGCAGTGTGGATTTGTGAAGAAGGTACTAATGTTGTCTCTGTAGACATGAACTCAGCCCAGCTAGTTCTCCTTTGTAACTTTATGGGTGACAAAGACTTCACCAAAGCGGTAACGCAAGGTAAAGAAGAGATTGAGTTTATTCGTCAAGAAGATGGACGCTATTACTGCAAACATTTTGATGAGTACCTAAACCCAGAGATTGATAAGTACCTTCGCTATGACTCTGAGAATGACCTGTACGTTGTCTATTCAGGGACTGATGCACATACACTGAACAGTATTTACTTTAGCTTGAATGATGAGCAGGACATCTTGACTTGTCGAGCTACTCAGGATGAGAATCTTCTTCATGAGATTAGCAAAGGTCGTAAGAAAGCTAAGAATGGTATCTATGCACTGCTGTTCGGTGCAGGTGATGAGAAGTTTGCTAAGACGATTAAAGCTGCGACTACTCAGGAAGGTGCGCTGACTAAACAGACTTACTTTATACGTTTGCCTAAAATTAAGAAGCTGTTAGATGACTTGGAAGCTGACTACAAAGCAACTAAAAAGGCACTTGAAGAGGTGTTTGGTAAGACTGCTGCAATCTCTAAAGGGGGTTTTGTGAAGGTTGCTGGAGCTTGGTTGTGGTGTAAATCTCCACATAAGTTGTTGAATTATTTGCTCATGGGTTCGGAAAGTCAGATTCAAAATGAGGCAATTAACCTTGCTTGCCGTCGTATGATTGACGAAGGTTTGATGAAGTTGAACGGTCGCAAACCAGCTATAGGTGCTCGTTTATTGTGCTCCTATCACGACGAGACAAGTTGGGAATGCCCAGAAAGTATGACGGCAGAGGTAAAGGCTGTCACTGATTGGTATTACGGTCAGGCCTCTAAGAACTTAGGACTAAAGAGTGAAACACTGGTAACTGGTACTGGTAAGGTTGGTAAAAGCTGGCTTGAAGTACACTAATTAGTATTGACAAGGTGCTCATGGAAGAGTACCTTATACTGTATCTTGTATAGGAGGTCTCATGACACTTTCAGACGTTATTCAGCAACTTCACGACAACTGCTATACTCCAGAGTTGATTCAGGAGATGCTTATTGTGGCGATGCCTAGTAAGTTCGTAAAAGGTTTTAATAGTGAATCTTTAAGGTCTGCACATATCCTTATTGTTGACGGTAAGATTGCAAGAGACCGTACAGGAGTCCTTAATGGTGAACGTATTATCATTGACCTCTGAATATTAGGGATACCAAAATGAAACGCAAAGTAAAATTATTTAGTTTATATGGAAGAGTCGGTAAAGGTTTTGATTGGCAACTGCTACGTTCGAATGTTAAAAGCAACGAATTAGCACAACTTATTATAGACTATCGACGAACGTACAGAGAAGTAGAACATCGTGAACAGTAATAGGAGAAGTATTATGTGGAAAGCAGTAATTGTGCTTGGTGTTATCTTTCTATCTGGCTGTAATCCATCTTACGAGGACAAAAACGCTTCTTATAGCCTCCCACCAGAGATGCAAGATTGCAAAGTCTATAAGTTAAATGGGGATGCAATAAGCACAGATGTTATTGTTGTCAGATGTCCAAACTCTCAAACAACAACATCTTATAGATATGGTAAAAATAGTCAATCACACACTACGGTTATTGAGTGAGGTTTTTACGATGGAAGTCCTAGTAAACTATACCTATTGTTATGATGTTGTTCACTCAACTACAACCGTAGCTCAACGTAACCCAATCGTCCCACGAGAGGGTGAGTTGGTTCGAATCGATGGTTGGACTTACACTGTGGAAAGCATCATTCATAAGTTTGATGTTGCTGGCGATGTTCAAGTTATTGACGTAGAGATTGGTGGTAAAAGAAAATGAAATCCAAGCAAACAATGACAGATGCAATCTTCACAGTACACAGTTTCGAAAGGCTGTACATTAAAGATGCAAAAGATACACCAAAATGCGTTGTGCATTTCATTAAAAGGCGTAGTAACATGTCATATATGAAATCTGACAAAGGTAAGAGATAAATGAACAAAGAAGATAAGTATAAAAATGCTATACGAACTCCAGATGGAAAGGTTCAATCCTTCATCCTGACAGTTGGTGGAAAGCCGTTTCGTTGCCACTGCGGAGCAAACTGTTTCCATAAACCAGATAAAAATGACTTAGAACTTTACGCATGTAATGCTTGCAATACTTGGTATCACTCAGAGGAATAAAATGACAACACTGTACAAACAAAATAAAGACGGTTCCTTCAACATCTGGTCATGCGGTGCTATAGGTAACAAAGTTATTACAACCTATGGTAAAGAAAATGGCAAGATGATGTTTGAAGAGTATACAGCAGAACCTAAAAACATCGGTAAAAAGAATGAACGTAATGCTGAACAGCAAGCTCTCTTTGAAGTTGCTGCTAAGTATAAAAAGCAAGTTGACCGTAAAGGTTATGCTTACACGAAAGAGTCTGCACAGAATACTGAGAAGGTAGGTGTACAGCTTGCTCATGATGCTGCAAAGGTTAGTCATGCAAAGTATTTGATATTTCCTGCTGATGCTCAACCAAAACTTGATGGTGTCCGTTGTAGAATTTCAAGAAATAATGACTCAGTTAGTTTCACGGCTTACTCTCGTGAGAATACTGTTTACAACGTCCCAGCAGAACTAATCCCAGATTTGCTTTTGTTGCTTAAATTGCACCCACAAGTCGAAGACTTTGATGGTGAGATTTATGCTCACGGTTGGGACTTAGAAGATATTGTGTCTATGATTAAGAATGCTGACAATCCAGACCGACATCTACTCCAGTTCTACTGGTACGATATCTGTGACAGCACTAAGACGTGGCCTGAGCGTAGAGATATTATTGAGACTTCACCTATTGTTGAGCTTGGGGATACCTGTAGAGTGGTTCCTGTACAGACTATCCGTGTAAATTCTTGGGAAGAGTTTGATGAAGCCCATGATAAGTGGGTTGAAGCTAAGTTTGAAGGTGCAATGTACCGTTCAATCTCTGAAGACTCCTTCTATGAGTGTGGTCACCGTTCATACTTCTTGATTAAGCACAAGAAGATGCACACTGAAGAGTTTAAAGTAACTGGTGTAAAGACTGATAAACGTGGTCATGGTAAGTTCGTCGTAGAGACTCTTCCTAACGTCTTTGTAGATGTCTCATGGAAGACTACTCATGAGAAGAAACAGTATCTTGCTGAACATCCTGAAGAGTTTATCGGGAAACCTTTAACTGTTCAGTTCCAGAAGATGACTCGTAAGGGTTCTTTACAGTTCCCTGTTGGGTTAGTTATTCGAGATTACGAATAAAAAGTTGTTGACATAGAAAATTTGGTGAGTATACTGAGCAGCATAAACCAACGGGTACTCACCAGCATCACTTAAGAGTCTTCTAAGAGGGTTTTTAAGTGATGTGAGGTATGGTAGTGTTCTGTTCGGTACGGTGTGGCACGGTAATGCTAGGTCTGGTCAGGTCGGGTCAGGTGCGGTACAGTATGGGTAGTTAGTCTCATCTACATTAAAATGAGACTTACCTTTTTAAAAGGTCTTTAAGAGGGTTTTTTAATGAGGTAGGGTAAAGTAATGTTTGGTCTGGTTTGGTAAGGCGCGGTCTGGTTTGGTAAGGTAAGGTTCGGTATGGTATGGGTGGATGGTAGTAGCCACGTTAAAAATCTACCAAGTTTCTAAAGAGTCTTCTGTTGAGGGTTCTTTACAAACAACTTAACAATCAACTAAAGTATGGAGCTAAATGCTATGAAACTGTTAAATATCAAAATCACTGGTACTCGTCCTTTCTTGAGCCATAACGATACGTTGTCAGACCCATTAAACCCTCTGACAAAATATCACAAGTCTCTGTCCAGTAAACGTAAAAAGACTGACGAAGACTATGCGCTCTTAGCAGAAAGTCAACTGGTAACTTCTTGTTACTACGATGAGCAGCTTGGTTTTGTTATGAACGGTGAGATGATTGAGGCTTGTATCAAGTCTGGTGCGAAACTCAACAAACTTGGTAAGGTAATTGACCGAGCCATTATGCTGACAGATGTAGTCTTCCCAATGACTATCAAGAACTGTCCAGCAAACCCACAAGAACTTGCTAAGAATCCAGACTTCATCTATGCTAAGTCTGTTAAGATTGGTACAGCACGAGTTATGAGCTACCGTCCAATCTTCCGTGACTGGTCTGTAGAGTTCGGTTTGATGTTCGATGAAGAGCAAATCACCAAAGAGGAACTCTTGATGGTTCTGGAAAATGCTGGTAACCTTTGCGGTGTAGGTGATTGGCGTCCACGCTTTGGTCGTTTTTCTGTAGAAGTTATTTCAGAAGGTAACGTTTAATTATGAATACAAAAGCATTAGCAGCAAAGTTTAGTTACGGTGACACTGTATCACACTCTGAGATGGACACCTTCTTAGGTATTGTGAAGCCAACTTATCAAGGTGACATTGTTAAGTACGAAGATGAAATGAAGGCTTATGCGCTTACACGTCTAAACCGACTTGAGAAGTTTATTGAGAAGCTTCTTAAAGAAGAGAAGATTTATCTGGTTGCTTCAATGGGTGTTGGTTATCGTGTGGTTGAACCTAAGCATCAAGCAACTATTGCAAAACGTAAAATGTCTGGTAAGATTGGTCGCGCTTTAAAGCAAGCCACTCAAGCGATTGAGAATGTGAACACTATGGCACTTAGCCATCAAGAACGCTCACGACTGATTGAACAGCAAAACCATTTAGCTGCTATGAAAGCTAACATTAACAAGCAACGTAGAAAACCTTTCTAAGTTGACTAGGTAGCCTCTTCGGAGGCTCCTTTTTAAAAGGTCTTTAAGAGGGTCTTTTAATAAGGTAAGGCACGGTTATGTCAGGTATGGTACGGTACGGTTAGGTAAGGTGAGGCGGAGTAAGGTATGGGTAGTTAATCGGAGCTACATTAAAATTCGATTACATCACTTAAGAGTCTTTTAAGAGGGTTTTTAAGTGAGGTGTGGCACGGTAATGTTAGGTAGGGTCAGGTCAGGTCAGGTGAGGTAAGGTGATGTATGGAAGGATGGCAGTAGCCTTATAAAAAATCTGCCAAATAAGCTATAAAATCTGTTGACAAGTCAGGTGTTATAGCTTATTTTTATACTCAATGTAATACAAAATTTAATATAACTTTGAGGTCATTATGAAAAAGATTTTATTAACTGCTGCAATGGTTATGGCAATAAATTTACCAGTCAATGCAACAGAACTTCCCAATGTGGACTTATCAGGTGTTCCAGAAGATACTTGCCAGATTGTAAAAGGTGTTGCTCTAGCTAATGGTGAGTTACTTAAACCAATCTCTGAAGAGTCTTTAACAGAGATGACTGATAAAGTAACTGACTACCAGTATCGTGTTCTTGCAGAATATTTCCTGCAATCTGCAAACATTAAAGAGAAGCACCCTGATGATATTGATGTACAGGCTATGCTCAATCATCGTATCCAGTTTAAAGAAGATTTGATGCAAAAAGCTATGTATGGTGTTGAGTATTTCTTAGAAAACAGAAGCTGCACAGGTATTTGATATGGCTCTTAAAAAGTTACATCCCAGAAGCGGTTATGGTAAGATAATTGATGATACAGACGGCTTTACAGTCTTTACAGTTATCTGTCAAGATGATTCACAGATTGAAAAGGTTCTTGATGATTATCTTAATGATGAACGTGAAAAGGTTAGGGCTACAAACATAGATTCATTGATTGACACTTCACGTAAACGGAAGAAGAAAGATGAATGAGGTTTTTGACCCTTATGCTCCACAAGATGATTGGGAGGCTGATAGAGAGGCTGAAATGGAGAGTTATATTTGTCCAATGGATGTAGACGAAATGAGAGACTTCGTTGCACATCGTTTTAAGAGAGAGATTAAATCCAGAGGTCTTTCTCAAGAGCAAGTCGCTAAAATTTGTGGTATCTCTCAAGCTCGTGTATCCAACATAATCCACCTCACTGGGAATGTCTCTCTTGAGTATATGTTGGAAGTGTGTGAAAAATTTGGTGTTAATTTCAATTTAAGGTTGGCAGATTAATATGAAACGTGAAAACATTATCCACTCTGAAAACTTCGCATTAGGCTTTTATGGTGCACCTACTCACCTTGAAAAGTACTACGGTGTAAAAATTCTTTCCAATCTCATTATGGCTTACAAAGATGGTAAGATTAAGCATACTGAGAAGAAACGTGTCATGGGTTATATGGCTGTAGGTTCAGCAATCTCAAATATTAAGCTGGAAACAACTAGCAGCCAGATTGTGAAAGACCACTTCATCAAAGAACTTTACCACAATCTTGATGGTGTAGATGTTCAGGCTGTTTGGCTGGATGTTGACGGTCACAACTATACAAGTTTCGTTTTCAAAAACGATGACATTAAGTGTTTGTTCCCTTAATAGGTGATTAACCATGATTGATATCTACTTACAAGATGCTCATGCAGACTTCCTTAAAGTGATGCTTAAAAAGTTTATGGCTTCACAGGGTGAGAATGAAGCATCTTTTAAAATAGTTACATGTGGCGATGAAGCTGGTTTTGTTGAGATTGAACATGAAGGTACTGGAAAGATTGTTTGTAAACTACCGGACAGTATGTTCTCTAGTGCATTCTTAACAAAGACTAGCATAAATGTTAAGCTTGTCCCTCAGATTGAAACATACTCTGGTACAGATTACCCTAAAGGTTTCAAGTCGCTGATGAAGTACTTCTTAGATGACTTTGTGAGTAATCTTCTTCGGGAGGTGAAAGAAAGTCGTACAGTGTTGACTGTAGAGAACATTGGAGGAACTATCAGGGTTACTTCTGACTGTTTTGTGATGAGCCTCTTCGACTTCGTTCCTAAGAACTTTGATGGTATTCTGGATGAAGAAGATGACTGTGTAGACTTTATATTGGTTCTTGAACCAGTTTTTGAGGTTAAATAAATGAAAATTGAACACTGCTATGAGCCTGACGGAACACCTATCCGATGTCCACATTGTGGGTGTACAGACTTGCAAGGCGAGGTAAGTGAAATAGTCAACGGTCATATCGCTGAAGAGAGTACAAGGTGTACAGAGTGTAATGAAATCATTGCTTTCTGGGCTTATGGTTCATACCAACCTACACCACACTTAATCTACCATAGCAATAAAGCTGTGAAGAATGTTATCAACTGGTTCATTAAGAAAGGGTTTACAAAATGATTAAGCTAATATTTGCAAGTGGTGAAAACGGTGAATTTGGTACACCGACTGGTATGCCGTGGCCTCGACATAAACAGGACATGCAAGAGTTTAAGAGACTCACTAAAAATAACTTAGTAGTCATGGGTAATGAGACTTTTAAGACTCTGGGTAGTAAACCTTTACCAGAACGTGCAAACCTCATCTTAACAAATTCTGTACCATACTTAGGCATAGACTTTGGCAAAGATGATGTAATGTATGCTAAAGCCAGTAAAGAGTCATTTGGAGCATTTTTGAAGTATCTTGATAGCTCTATTGATGAAGATGTCTTTGTAATTGGTGGTGCAGGTATCCTTGTCAATGCTTTACCGTATGCTAGTGTGGTGTTCCATACTGTTTTCCATAAAGTTACTGAAGAGGCCACTGTGCATTTACCTTTTGAAAACTTCTTTGAGAAGCTGTATGATAACCGTGTGTTTACAAAGGTACAGTCAAAACCATCAGAGGATGGTAAAGCAACTTTTGAAATTTATGTTCCACAAGTAAAAGGACACTTTTGATATGTCACAAGCAGATACAAGTTACAAAAATATCCTGAACCATGTTTTATCCGTTGGTGAACTGCGTACTACAAGAACTGGAGATGTTATCTCTGCTTTTGCTCCACCTCAGTTTCGTTTTGATATGAGGACTGGTTTCCCGCTCTTAACATCTAAACAGGTGTTTACACGGCAAGTTATTGGGGAGGCTTTATGGTTCCTGAATGGTGAGAATAAGCTGGGTGAACTTCGTTACCGTACTTGGGATGAAAATGACGGAGAACGCTGGACTATCTGGTCAGATGATTTTAAACGTTGGTTAAGCTCTAATTATTCTTCTGAACAAGATTGGTTAGAGGATGCAGGTGGGAGAATCTATGGAGTTCAGTGGAGAAACTTTGAAGGTCATAATGGTTGTGTTGTAGACCAGCTAGAGACCTTAGTAACGAAGATGAAGGGTGATATCACAGACCGTTACATGCTTGTTAATGCTTGGAATGCAGCAGATATTGCAGCAAACTCAATGGCTTTAGCACCTTGTCATGTTCTGTTTCAGATTTATATCACTAATGAGGGTGAAGTTGACTTACAGTGGTATCAACGTTCAGTAGACACCTTTTTAGGACTTCCGTTTAATATTGCGTCTTATGGTTTCATCTTAGAAGTTCTTTGTAAGATGACTGGATACACTCCACGGTACTTGATAGGTGTCTTTGGAGATACTCAGATTTATCAGAACCATATGAAACAGGTTTATGAACTGATGAACAATGAAGAGTTCCATGCACCTACTTTTGAGATTGGTGTAACACTTAACACACTAAGTGACCTAAAACACCTTACTGCAAGTGATTTTATTGGTGGCATTTACAACTACCAACATGCAGGAAAGATTGAAGCACCTCTGTCAGTAGGTAAGTAAAAACAAAAAAGGCTCCTTTTTACGGGAGCCTTAAATTTTATTTTTCAGTATTCTTTGTGTTCTTTTCAGTAATAGCTTGCAAGGCTGATACTGATTGAGCCAGATTGTTCACACTGTCAGAGAATTTATCAAGGGTTTTGGTAAGTTTTGCGTTTTCACCCTTAACATTCTCTAACTGAACTTTCTGGTTCTCCATCCCTAGCTGAATCAATCTCATGTCAGACTGTAAATCACGAATAGCTGAATAGTTACTTTTGGAATAATTATCTAGCTGCTGTAACTTTGTTGTGACAGACACTTCTTGTTTACCACTTGAAACCTGCATCGTGGTATACATCCCAATAACACTAAAAATACCAACTACAATTGCACCAATATTATTTTTAAAAGCTTCCTCTAGCCACTTCATTTATTTCTCCCCCTTAAAAGCTTTTTCTAAGTTATCTACGAACTCATCATCAATAGGTGTGTCTGTTTTACTCGCAAGGTATCTTGCAAGCTTAAAGAACACTTTCTCAATCATGTATTCACTTAGAAGGGATAAAATGAGTTTCCAGAAGAAGCTACCTAGATTTTTTAGAAGAATTGCTAGGATTGTAGGCATTTAATCACCTCATCAGCCAAGATGGTGAGAATACCCATAAAGAATATTAACACCATCTTAACAATCAGTCAACAAGGGATTAAGCAGTTCTTACCCAAGCCATTAACTTATAGAACTGGTTAGTAACACTGAATGCTGAACCAGAACCAGTACCACCTGTTTTACCACTAACTGTGTGGCTGTGAGCACCAATACCAACAGTGTGGCTGTGGTTACCTGTTGTATTCGTTACACCAGACCAGTTTCTTGATGCGTTGAAGTTGACAGGGATACCATTAGTAAAGTTATTACCAGTATACCCTTTAGAACCTGCCTGACTACCGAGGTGGAATGCACCACTTGCTGTGTAGAATCTGCTAGTGTCACTCCTGAAGTAACCAAATGAACCAGTAATCTCCATAGTACCTCTGTTGTGGTTATGGTTACCAGTTGTGCTAGAAGTCTTAGTACCATAATCAAATGATGAAGTGGTAGCAGAGAAACTGTGTGTATGTGAAGGTAAGTTACCAACAGATAACGTTACAGAGTCTGAACCACCAGTTGTAGCAACATCTGAACCGTTTGCTGCTGCAATTCTAATAGTTCTACCAACACCATTATTCAGGTACGTCCAAGTTAACCCAGGAAGTGCTGTATTAGGGTTAACATTACTGTTAAACCACGTTACAATACCTACTGGATAGATTTTATTCAGGTCTGTAGAGTCACTAATTGCTTCTGCAATCTTCTGGTCAGTTTCTGCTTTAGTGTATGCACCAATATCTGAAGGGGTTGGTTTTTGCAAACTTGTGTAGTATTTTGCAATTGTACCCTTCACAATACCTTGTGGAGCATCATCAAATGTTTGTGGGACTTCAAACAACTGCACACTTGCATTGCTAGAAGATTGAACTCTTGATGTTGTACCATTTTGGAACGTACCGACCCTACAGTAAATATCGTAAGTGTCGCCAGATGTATTAACATAACCAATATCTGTGACAATGGTATTCTCTGCGATTCTCCAAGCTACAACATTTAAACCTTTTGGGTTGTTATTTGATGTTCGTAAAATAATCTCACACTTACCTGCTTGATGTGGCATGTTAATATTAAAACCTGACCCACCAAACACTTCAATCACCGCAGTAGATGCGGATTGCGGCATTACAACAGTAGCAATTTTAGCCCACTTTTCACCGCTTCCATTATTGAAACCAGTACTTCTGATTCTCAGGTATCTACTATCACTAGCACTTTGTGTAAAGTATCTAGCATCTAAGTTAGAGAAATCTGAAGGTTGAACTTGTCCAGCAATAGTCAATGTTTTGTTAATGTATGATGTTGTATTTCCGAGAACCAATTGGGTTCCGGAATAACTGTTATTTAGGGTAACATCATTCGTATCAGCACCACCAACACCAATCCACCATCTTGATACATTAGTAGTGTCCACACCACGAATATATAATGGTCTATTCTGAGTAGAGTTTTTAACAATCAGACCTTCATTATCCGTAACAACTGTCTGTACACCATTAAAAGTATTCCTTGCATTAGTTCTTGCAATTGTACTTAATGTTGCTGCCGGAATATATCTAGAGTCAATGTTAGCCCAATCTGAAGGTTGAACTTGTCCAGTGATTCTGACATTTTTATTTGCTGATACTCCAGCAGCATCTAAGACCAAAGAGGTGTTAGTGGTATAGTTGTAGATAGTTACACCAGCACCTGAACTACCTTTACCAAGATACCATA